ATGACCCGAACAGCATCAGAACATCGTGCAGCCGTGGCCGGTTGGGCAGCAACAGCGCCGAAAACCGATTCCGCCATTTTTGGTCGCGAGACGAAAACCGAGAAGCCACGACACCGCGACTTGTCCGAACTGGCCGCACTGTTGGCGATGCGGAACCGACCGATCGGCGCGGCTGAAGGCGAGGGCGTGCCCGAAGAGCCTGCGCCAACTATCAGCACGAATTTCCGTCTTGTCGCCGACAACGATAACGCCCCGCCGGAAGAAGGATTTGGCGTTGATCGAACCCTCGAGATCACACCAACGATGGATGAGATCGAACGGGAAATGAGGAAGTCGCCGGAGCGCGGGAGCTACGTCGACGATAATGGCGTGAGCCGCAAGACAGTCGTTCGCATCGGGCGCCTGCGGTTCAGCGACGGCACTCAGACCGAGCGTGGCTACAAGTTGGACGCGGACAAGGTCGTGGAGGCAAACATCCGGATGCCTGTGGGCGGCATGCTTGGTGGCAAAGAGAAGTCCCCTCGCGATCGTGGCACGGAAGACGACGTCTCGCGAACCAACGCGCACTATCGCTGGATGGTTCAGGGGCGGCTTGCGGGGCGCCCGAAATCGAAAGCACCGCCCACCAGGGAAGAACGCCTCAGCGTCAATCGAGCCGCGGCTGCTGATATGCTTGCTCGTGCATATGCGAACACGCCCACGCTCCCCGAAATCACGCGCTGCCCCGACGGCTTCCCATACGGTCCGACAAACCTGGGTCAGTTGTTCACCGGCGGCCGGAAGGGCAAGAAAGGCGAGAGCGGTTCGCAAGCGTGGCAGGATATCTTTACGGAGAAAGAAAACCGGGACACCTTCAATCGCGCGCTGGAAGCGATGGCGGATAAGCATGTCTTCGCGTTAACGGAAGCTCTGTCGGCCCGCAGCTTGGCACAGCTCGGCGAGGCGCGCGGCTATAAAGGCCGTCATGCGATCGATGCGGGTAGGCGTCTACTGGTTGCCGCGAATGACAATTATCTCGATGCAATGGAGGCGGCGAGACACGCGGCGGAAAGGTAGGGGAAGTTTCCGACACTTCGCCCACCTATCAAGTGAAGGGTGGTGCAACGTAGTTGCGCCACCCTGATTGCTTCCGATCTCCCGTAGTGAGACGGACCCGTCGCCATGCTGCACTTCGTTGCAGCCGCTGAGTGTGCGGGTAACTATAGGGCGTAACGCCGTGAGTCTTTCGCTCAGCTAGCGCCTGGCCAGCTTAGGCTGGCTGTGAATAACGAAGATGCCGCGACCCAGTGATGGTGTTCGCCTGCGCCTACAGCCCGATCGACAAACCGGGACGGCGACTATGCTGCAGCGGTGCTTGTTCCGCTCGGCCATCTTCGTTTGCCTATTCGTGGTGCTGTCGGCGGACGTTAAGCGCAAAGCCTACCTGCTCAGGGGTCCATGGTATGGGGCAGGCGGTTATGGGAAGCGGTTTGCGCCCGGCCTTATGGCCTACCCGAAAGGATCGAAGCATGAGGGCTGCGGCGTTCATGCGGCACCACGATACTTATTGCCGAAGCCCCCATCTGCACTCAATTGGCGCGATGGCATAGCGTCTGCAGCGCTGCGCTTCGGCACACCAATGCAGCAAGGTGATAGAAGGCCATTCAGACGGAACACGCTTCGGTGCAGTTTTCTGTTTGGCTGAGGGATCCCTTGTTGTCACCCATCGCTGCCCGCTCCGTCTCCTCGGCGCCGCAGCGATCCTGCTGGAGGTTGAGTGTGCACGGTGCTTAGTTCACCCATAAGCCGCGCTCCCTCCAGCTTTCGTTTTTATGCGCGGTAGAGAAGCCCGGTATCTCGCCAGCCTCATAAGCTGGAGATCGTCAGTTCGAATCTGACCTGCGCAACCAGTTATGGAATGTAGCTCAGCGGAAGAGCGGGCGACTGTTAATCGCTATGTCGAAGGTTCGAATCCTTCCTTTCCAGCCAACCCCCCCAAGGCTCGCCATGCTCACATTACAAGCTGTCACGGTCGCTCGCTGCCTTGCTACTGCATGCGCCTTCCTAATGGTGCTGTCTGTCGTGGCCTCCTGCTCCACCGATCGCCAATGGGCTGACGTCGCCACGATGGTGCAGCACGCAACCTGATGACCGACACGCGACCGTGGCGCAAGCTCTACAAGACTGCACGTTGGCGCGCTGTCCGAGAGCGTCAGCTAAGCGAGCATCCGCTTTGCGAATGGTGCCTTGAGCGCGAAGAGATCACCGAGGCCAACGAGGTCCACCACCGCATCGCCCACAAGGGCGACCTTGACCTGTTCTGGTCGGGCCCCTTCCTGTCAACTTGCAAAGCCTGTCACTCCTCGAGAGGCCAGCGCGAGGACGCAGGGCAGACGGTTGTGGCCTACGGAGCGGATGGGTGGCCGATCTGATGACATATTAGACGAATAAATCGTCGCATCCAGATGATTTTGTTGCATTTTGTGCTTGACACACCGAGTCGGACGTGATATGATGGAGGGGATGCCCTCCGACCCCCGGAAAGGGGGTACATTAGAAGTCCATCATCGATGGGGTGGGTATCGGCGTTGGGCAAACGCGTACAACGCCACATTTCAAAATATGAGGGTATGACGCCATGGCACGGCAGAGAACGCCAGCCGCCAAGGCAGCAGTCACTGGCGCTGATAAGAAGAACAAGGGCCGGTTCGAGGAGCGAAACGAGCCTATCGTCGACGGCGACTTGGGTGAGCCGTTCGCTTGGCTGTCCGAAAATGCAAAACAGGCCTGGCGCGAGCTGGCTGAAGAAATTCCTTGGCTCAACAAGAGCCATCGAGGCGTCCTCTCGATAGCGGCAAAAGTCCGTGGGCGAATGATGGGCGACATGGTTAACGGCGAGACAGATGTCGGCGTCCAGGCCATGAACCTTTACCGGCAATGCTTGGGATCAATGGGAGCTACGCCAGCAGACGCATCGAAGGCGGGAGCTAAGCCAGATGGCGAAAAGACCGACCCTGCCGACGCCTACTTCTGACGACCCGACGACTGCATATGCGCGTTCTGTCATCTCCGGCGAGACGATCGCTGGGCCGCACGTCCGCAACGCATGCCAGCGCCACCTCGACGACCTGAAGAACGGCGCGAAACGCGGCCTGATCTGGGATCCGGCGGGCGCTGCGCGTTTTATCGGCTACTGCCGTGACGTTCTGCGCCTCAATGGCGGCCAGTTCGAAGGCCGGCCGTTCATCCTGCAGCCAAGCCAGGCGTTCATTGCCGGCTCTATCTTTGGATGGAAGCGCACGAACGAGGACGGCAAGATCGTCCGACGGTTTCGCCGCGCATATGTTGAGCAAGCAAAAGGCCAAGGCAAGTCGCCGTTCGCTGGCGCGGTCGGACTCTACTGCATGACCGCTGACGGCGAGGCGGCGGCCGAGATCTACGCGGCCGGCAAGGACAAAGCGCAGGCCTTCGTTCTGTTTCGCGACTCAGTTGCGATGTATGAGCAGTCGCCGAAGCTTTCGCGTGAACTGACGCCGTCGGGCGGAAACCCCGTCTGGAACCTGGCGCACATCAAGTCGCGATCATTCTTTCGTCCGATCTCGCGCGAGCAGGCGCACAGCGGGCCGCGGCCTTATGTGGCGCTGGTCGACGAGTTGCACGAACATCCGAACGGCCACACGATCGAAATGCTGGAGCGCGGCTTCAAGTTTCGCGACCAGCCTCTGTTACTGATGATCACGAACTCGGGAAGCGACCGCAACAGCGTCTGCTGGGCGGAGCACCAGTGGGCGGTCAAGGTTGCAGCGGGCACGGAGACGCCAGACGACGATTTCCACTATGTCGGCGACGTCATCGGCACCAACAACTCCAGCGACGAGACGTTCAGCTATGTCTGCGCGCTCGACAAGGACGACGACCCGTTCACGGATCCGTCCTGCTGGGTGAAAGCCAATCCGCTTCTGGGTGTGACGCTCAAGTACGAGTACATCGAAGGCGTCGTCGCGCAGGCGAGGGACATCCCGTCGAAGCGCAACAACATTCTGCGGCTGCACTTCTGCGTCTGGACCGAATCCGACACTGCGTGGATACCGCGGCCGCTGCTTGAAAAGGTGATGGCCGACTTCGATCCGTATGCCGAGCACAAAGGCAAAACAATCAACGCGGCTGGGCTCGACTTATCTGGCGCGAAGGATCTGACGGCTGCCGCCTTCATCATCGAGACCGGCACAAAGCGCGTTGTCCGGACGGATGGCGAAGAGGTTGATCTGCCCACTTACGACTTGTGGATCGAGGCATTCACGCCGCGCGACACGATGGATGAGCGGTCAAAGGTCGACCATGTGCCGTACCGGCTCTGGAAAGAGACGTTTCACAAGGATGCAGACGGCAATGACACCTCGCAGCCATACATCAACGCTCCGGAAGGTGCGCGTGTTCGCTACGATCACGTTGCCGCCCTGTTCGCACGTATCAACGCTGAGCACGGCATCGGTGTGCTGGCCTTTGACCGCTATGCTTTCGACAAGTTTGAGCAAGAACTGGACGAGTACGGCGTCGATATCAAGACAGTAGCGCATCCGCAGGGCGGCAAGCGTAGGGCGAAGCCTGACGAGGATAAGGTCGAAGCGGCAAAGGCTGCCGGCCTGGAGGCTCCTTTGGGGCTTTGGATGCCGGGGTCCGTTGCGGCTCTGGAAACGCTTATCCTTGAGGGGCGCATTCGTTTACGCCGTTCTCCCGTCCTGCTTGGCGCTCTCATGGGTGTGGCAATCGAGACGGACCCGCTGATGGGCAATCAGTGGTTCAGCAAAAAGAAATCAACGGTGAGGATCGACCCGGCTGTGGCTGCTGCAATGGCTGTCGGGGCTGCGGTTGATGGCGAAGCTGCGCCAGGCGCCGACATCGGCGACTTCATCAACAACATGGTAATGGTGATCTAATGGGTCTCTTCGAGAGATGGCGCGGAGTGCCCATAAAACTCACCGACGGCGAGTTCTGGCGCGGTTTCTTCGGGCTGGGAACGACGTCAGGCGAGACGGTGACGATCGAAAGCGCCCTGCAGCTTGATGCTGTATGGGCGTGCGTCAACCTGATTCGCAACGCATTCATCATGCTCCCGTGCCTAGTCTACAAGGCTGACGGCGTGACCGTCGACACGAGCTCCGATCTCTACAGCCTGCTGCACGATATGCCCAATATGGACGACACCGCGTCGGACTTCTGGGCAATGGTCGCGCTGTGTTTCTGCCTGGACGGCAATTTCTTTGCTGAGAAGAAATTCAACGGTACCAGATTGGTTGCGCTTAACCCGCTACCTCCTCTGAACGTCGACGTCTGCCGCGACAAGCGTGGCGCTCGGTATTACGAGGTGCTTGAGGACGGGAAGCGCAGGCGGATCGCTGAGGACAAGATGTTCCACGTCCGTGGAGCGGTTCTGCCGGGCTGCGACCGCGGCATGTCGCCGATCGGCGTTGTCCGAAATGCGGTCGGCAACGCCCTTTCAGGTGAGCGCGTAGCAGGCAAGATGTTTGCCAACGGCTTTCAGGTTTCAGGAGTTCTGTCTTCGGACCAGATTCTAAAGCCCGATCAGCGCAAGCAGCTGGGCGATGTCTTGGGGCAGTTCGCCGGATCTGATCGCGCCGGTAAGATCGCCGTCCTTGAGGCTGGCTTGAAATATCAGCAGCTCACCATTGATCCAAAAAACGCGCAGATGCTGGAGACGCGCCAATACAGTGTCGAACAGATTTGCCGCATCTTTGGTGTTCCGCCGGTCATGATCGGCCACGCAGCCAACGGCACGACGACGTGGGGCAGCGGGATCGAGCAATTGATCCTGCAATTCACCAAGACCTGCCTTGGCCCGATGGTGAAAAGCATCGAATCCGCCATCTATCGTGACCTTTTGAGCAGCGAAACGCGCAAGCAGATGGTCGTCAAATTCTCGATGGAAGGCCTCTTGAGGGGCGACAGCGAAGCTCGGGCTGATTTCGTCTCCAAGATGATCCAGTCCGGCGTTTACACCGTCAATGAGGGCCGCGCTTACGAGAACAAGGCGCCGATCGAAGGCGGTAACCGCTCGATCGTCAACGGCACGATGACGCCGCTCGATATGCTCGGCAAAGACACCCAGGCAACGCCTGAACCGCCCGCAGCACGCGCTGCATAAGGACAAATCATGAAATTTGAACACCTGATTTCGGCCTTTCTGGCCGAACCCTGGGCGATTCAGCGCGAAAAACTGGGCATGTTGGCTGATGTTTTGGTCGCGCGAGCCGAGGGCGAGAAGCTGTTTTCCACCGAGTTTGCCGCGGCGATCGACGACGCGCGAGCAAAGGATATCGCCGAAACCGATGGGAAAGTCGCAGTTATCCCCGTTTACGGTGTGCTGGCGCAGAAAATGGACATGTTTTCCGCCATGAGCGGTGGATCATCCTACGCCGGCATCAAAAAAGCGCTGCATTCAGCGCTGTCCAACGCGGATGTGAAGGCTGTTGTGCTCGATGTCGATAGCCCCGGCGGCACAGTCCCCGGCACGGATGAGCTTGCGACCGAAATTCGCAAGCTACGTGGCGGCGAAAAGCCGATTATCGCGCAGGTCAACAGCCTGGCAGCCAGCGCTGCCTACTGGGTGGCCTCCGCAGCCGACGAAATCGTTGTGACGCCTTCGGGACGCGCTGGATCGATCGGCGTTTACACGGCGCATGACGATGTTTCCAAGGCTCTCGAGCAGCGCGGCATCAAGCGCACGTACATTTCCGCCGGCAAGCACAAGGTCGAAGGCAACGAGACCGAGCCGCTGAGCAAGGACACGCTTGCGCACGTGCAGGATGGCGTGAACCGCTCCTACAACAAGTTCGTTGCAGCCGTCGCCGAAGGGCGGGGCACGACGGTTGGCAAGGTCGAAGATGGCTATGGACAGGGCAGGGTGTTTTACGCCGAAAGTCTCATGGACCGTGGCATGGTCGATCGCGTTGCCACACTGGAAGAGACGCTTGAGCGCTTTGGCGCCGAAACGCAGCCGGCATATGTGCGGCGCGTGAAGGCAAGCAACCAGGCGCGCGCAGAGGCTGCGACCTTGCTTGCGAGCAAGATGGCAGCTGGCGAACCAATCACGAAACGTGAGTTTGAAAACGGCCTCAAGGGACTTGCAGGCTTCTCGAACTCAGAGGCAGAGCGGGCCGCTCGGCTCTACCTCAAGGCCGATCAGGGGGAGCCTGATGTCGAGACGGATGCTGCTGCTTTGACAGCGCTGAACGCGGCTCTGGCCGAAGCACGATCCTTCAAAATAAAGATCTAGGAATCCCCATGACCACTGAACTGGCAACAGGTCTCGCCGACCTGACGAAGTCGCTCGCCTCCATCAAGGAGAACGTGACCGAACTGGCGACCGAATTCACCCGCAAGACCGCCGACGGCGAGAAGATCTCGGCGGACCTCACCGACAAGACCGACAAGGCTCTATCCGAGCTCGGCGCCGTCTCCACGCGCATCAGCGACCTCGAAAAGCGCGCTGCCCGCGAGAAGGAAGAAGGCGTCGAAGAACAAAAGTCTCTTGGCCAGCTTGTTGTCGAAACTGCGGGCTTCAAGAACGGCGCCCTCAGCGGCACAGAGCGCGGCTCCATTCGCGTTATTGCTGACCGCGCCGCCATCACTACGGCGGACACCACGCAGGGCGCCGGTCGTTCCGTTGGGACGTCGCTTGTCCAGGGCGCTCGCGTTCCTGGCATTTTCGCACTTACTCAGCGTCAGCTGACGATCCGCGATCTTCTGATGCCTGGTCGCACCGGATCCAACAATATCGAATACGTCAAGCAGACCGGCTTCACGAATAATGCTGCTCCGGTTGCTGAAACGACTGCCAAGCCGTATTCTGACATCGCTTTCAACATGATGTCCGCCCCTGTTCGGACGCTGGCCCACCTTTTTAAGGCTAGCCGACAGATCATGGACGACGCTCCGGCGCTGGCCAGCTTCATTGACGGGCAGGCTCGATACGGCCTTAAGCTCGTTGAAGAAAATCAGCTGCTGAACGGCTCCGGAACGGGCCAGAACATCGCCGGCATCCTGCCTCAGGCAACTGCTTTCGCTCCGTCGTTCACGCCGACGTCTGCTACTGCGATTGACCGCCTTCGCCTCGCAGTTCTCCAGGTCGTTTTGGCGCAGTTTCCGGCTACGGCCTTCGTTCTGAACCCAATCGACTGGGCGAAGATCGAACTGACGAAGGATGCCGGCGGCAACTACATCGTAGGCCAGCCGCAGGGCGCGCTCTCGCCAACCCTCTGGAATCTTCCGGTTGTGTCTTCCTTCGCAATGGCTTCGGGCACGTTCCTGACCGGCGCCTTCAACATCGCTGCGCAGATTTTCGACCGTATGGACATCGAAGTCCTGCTGTCGAGCGAGAACGTTGACGACTTCGAGAAGAACATGCTTAGCGTGCGATGCGAAGAACGACTCGCGCTTGCCGTGTATCGTCCGGAGGCCTTCGTCACCGGTGCGGTTAACCCTGCTTAACGGTGTGGCGGCTTGATTACTTAGCTGCCAAAACCTACTTATCAGGTAGACGACCTCCTTAAGGACGCCAATCCTTAGGGAGGTCTAACACCAACGAACGGGTAGGTTCGGAGATGCTGTCAAAAGCCATTAATGCCACCACTTTGGCTGCGCAAGTCTTGTTTTCGCTTCCGTGTCCCGATTGCGGGGCGCCAGTAGTTGGGAAAACAAAGCACAAGAAGCGCTGCGATGATTGCAGGATAAAAGCCCGCCGCGAAAGTGATCGCATTGCGGCAGACGCAAAGCGGCGCAAGGCCGGGATCAAAAAAGTGAAGGGGGAGACTTTCGCATGTGAGCGCTGCTCGTGCGACTATGTTGCCACTTCGAAAAGTCGTCAATCATTTTGTCCCACTTGTCGCCCGATTGTAATGCTAGAGCGTGCACGAGCTATCTCTTACGAAAAAGGAATATACGAAGGGCGCAAACGTGTCGGTCGTGTGGAGACGTGCAAGCATTGCAGGGCGAATTTCACCGTGACCCGCAAAGGAAACTTCGTCTACTGCGGAGAATGCACCCTGCTCGCAAAAGCAAACAAGCTTCCTGATTCTGTTGCGAGAGTCCGCGCGTATGCCAAGACTTGGGTGGCAAGCCACCCAAAGCATTCTTTAAACGCTATAATGCGGCGTGGAATTCTGCGTTCCGTTGAAGACAAAGCTGGGCGCTCTTGGACATCTCTTGTGCCGTATACCGTTGAAGAACTCATGGATCATTTGGAGCGTCAGTTCACTGATGGAATGACCTGGGAAAATCGCGGTCTTAACGGCTGGCACATCGACCACCGACTGCCCCTCTCAAGTTTCTCGTATACTTCCGCTGAAGACCCTGAATTCCAATTCGCGTGGTCGTTAGCAAACTTGCAGCCGATGTGGGGAGACGAAAACATCCGCAAGAAAGATCAGATTTTGTACCTCATATAAGGCGCCTCTGGCGCCTTTTTCATAGGAAAAACAATGACCGATTACGTAGAAGTGCAGCCGCTCAAGACGTTCGACAACGGCTCCGGTCTCAAGACCGCGGAGAGCAAGCCGTTCAAGGTCGAGCGCGGCGAAGCCAACGAGCTTCGTGTGCTGGGCCTGGTGTCGTTCGAAGACGGCAAGAAGGCCGACGAACCTGCCGACGAGGCAGAAGTCGAAGCGAAGCCCGAGCCAGAACCCGAGCCCGAGCCGGCGCCCGCAAAGGCCGCGCACACCGAGCCGAAAACGGCCAAGAAGAAAGACTGACGCAGATGGCGACACCGAAGACAAACAAGCATCGATTTGCGAGCTACATCGGCGGTGTCGCCAACCCCGCCGCGCCTGCTTTTACCGTTCTGCCTGCGATCACCGGCACGGCGCGCGTCGGCCAGGTGCTGACGGCAAGTGCTGGCACCGTGACGGGCACACCCACGCCAACGGTGGACAGGCATTGGCACGCCAATGGGGTCGGGATTCCCGGCCCCTACGGCACGTCCTACACGCCAGTTGTTGATGATATCGGCAAGACGATCACGGTACGCACCCGGGCGCAGTCGCTCGCAGGGCGTTTGACTGTCACCAGCGCTGCGACGGCAGCAGTTATCGCGGCCTGACATGGCGCTGGTTGATCTTGAGCTCGCGCGCAAGCATCTGCGCATCTTTCATGAGGACGAAGACGCCGAAATTGGCGTCTATCTGGCTGCGGCGGAATCGATCGTTCTTGAGTATCTGGACAGGCCTGTTTTGCCGCTTGGCGGCACGCTTCCGGCCCCTGACACGGTTGGCTACACGATGATCGTGACGCCGCCCATTGTGGCTGCCGTGCTGCTTGTCCTGTCGGATTTGTACGAGCGCCGTGAGGCCCCAGAGAAGGACGCAGGCGACGCCGTCCTCCAGCCGACAGTACGACGGCTTCTAGCGCCTTACCGCGTCTGGCGGACATCCTTGGAGGATGAGACATGCACGTACGTTTCGTAGAAGATTTTGACTGGCGGCAACCAGGCTTCACGATCGCCTACAAGGCCGGCACGTCCAAGAACGTGCGCCGGATCTGCGGCGAGGAAGCGGTTGCCAAAGGGGCGGCGGTCGCCGACGACACAAAGGCTGAGGACTACGCTGATGGCTCGGAAGCCTAAATCGGGGGCTATGCGTGAGAGGCTGAATTTTCAGATCCGCACGTTCGTTGACGATTCTTATGGCAACGAGGTCTCCGGCCCATTTGCTACCGTCTTCACCGAGCCGGCACAGTTGGTTGCGCGTGCAGGCGGCGAAGCTGTCCAAGCAAGCCGATTGTCAAGTGTCCAGCCTTATACGGTCTGGGTTCGTTCCAATGAGCGCACACGGTCGGTCACGCCGGCCTGGCGGATCGTCGATGCTCGTTCTCCGCGAGAGTTCAACATCCGGACGGCGTCCAATCCCGACGGGCGCAACGGCTGGATCGAATTCTTGGTCGATGATGGGGTCGCGACGTGATCAAGGCGAAGGTGCAGGGCCGCGAGGCGCTCATGAAGCGGCTGAACGCTCTGGCGCCGAATGCTGAGAAATATGCCGCCGACGCGAAGATCGCCATCATGGAGGACTTCGCCGCCGAGATGGAGCAGAAGGCGCCAACAGGCGCGACGCTAGAATACATGCATTCGTTTGATGCTGATTTCCTGCGAAACCGACCCACTCAAGAGCAAGTCGGCATTCAGGCGAGCAAAGACAAAGACGCGGTCGGTCTCTTCGCCGCGTGGATTTGGCGGTTTCTGGAGTTTGGGACCGCTCCGCATAGCACTGCTAAGGGTGGCGGGACTGTCGCAGGCAAGAAGGCCGCCGCAGCCAACCCAGCTGATATGCATCCGGGAATGCCAGCGCAACCGCACATTTTCCCGGCTTGGCGAGCATTCAAGCCCCAAGCGAAAAAGCGGTTGAACGCTGCCATCAACAAAGCGGTGCGGGAGGCAATGAACAAATAATGGCCTCACCAGAACTTGAGATTCAGGGCGAAGTCGTGCGCCTGCTGAAGGCGGACAGCGCTGTAATGGCGCTCGTGAACGGTATTTACGACATAACACCGGACGCTGCTTGGGCTCAACCGAAGCAAGGGTTTATCAACATCGGCGAGGCTCAGACGCTACGCCGGGATGCGACCTGCCTTGAGGGCGGAGACATCTACCTGACCATGCATGCATGGTCGCGCGCGGTTGGCTTTCCAGAAGTCCGGCGCATCGCAAACGCAATGGTCGAAGCCCTGCACCTGACGCCAATGGTGCTCAGCACCAACCGATTCATCTCGATCATGCATCGCCAGACGCGGGTCTTCCGAGATCCGGACGGTCTCACCAGCCACGCGGTCGTCGAGCTTCTTGCTCGGTACGATCGGGCCGAATAGCGGCCGCCATCACCACCACAAACGTTGCCGGCCATGTGCCGGCCTTTTTCTCTAAAGGACCAGCACATGGCACAGCAGATCGGCCGTACCCTACTCATTCAGATCGGCGACGGCGCCTCCACCGAAGTTTTTACCAATCTTTGCGGCCTGAAGACGCGCAGCTTCAGCCTTTCCGCGGGTGAGATCGACACCTCGATCCCATCGTGCACCAATCCCGGCGACGAAGTCATCAAGACGTCGCGTCCTGGCATGGTGAACCGCACGTTCTCGGGTTCCGGCGCGTTTGTGTCGTCGACCGCGATGAGCGCATTCATGGAAAAGGTCATCAACGCCGAGCAGTTCAACGCGAAGGTCATTGTGCCCGGGCTAGGCACCTTCACGGGCCCGTTTTTCGTGACCGACTTTGAGTTCTCGGGCGACATGGAAAACAACATGGAATTCAGCGCAACGTTCGTTCCGGCCGACGCCATCACGTTTGTTGCGGCGGTGTAATCCATGGCAGAATCCGTGAATCTGGCGCGCGGCGAAGTCGCGCTCAAGATCGAAGATGTCGACCTTGTTCTGGCCGGCACGATGAACGGTCTGGCTGCCGTGTCCGCGGCACTTCAGTGCAAGTCGCTGTCCGATCTGTGGCAGCGGTTGGCCGGCGTCGAGATTGCCGCCACCCTGGCTGCGATCCAGTTCCTTACGATCAAGGGCGACAAGGCCGCAGCACTCGAGAAGATCCAGTTGCGCCATTTCGCCGACTGCTCAGTTGCTTTCAACGACCTGATCTCCGCTCACCTCGATGAGGCCGGCGAAAAGGGAAACGAAAGCGCCGCGCCGGCAAAGAAGACCGGGGCGGCGAAGAGCTAAACACCGAGCAGCAGCTGCGTCAGTGGCTGCGCACGGCGCATAAGATCGGCTGGCGTCCGCCCGACTTCTGGGCGGCCACGCTGGTCGAGTTCTTCGAGGCGATCGAAGCGCACAACGACGATGGCAGCGAAGACGCAGGAGTGCGCCGTCTGAGCGCGAAATGCGCGAGCTTATGGAGAGGCATGGGGGTTAGTACCCCCTGTCCTTACAGTATTCCTGCATCGCTGTGAGCCCACTGTTCGCCCTTGCTGCGGCGCAGCCATTTCGGATCGTCTGTTCTTTCTCGTCAGCTGCTCGCTGTGTCGCGGCGGCGTTTTCCTTGATGGCGTAGTAACCGCCTCCGGCGATTATTACGACGCACGCGGCTGCGATCAGCGCCTTCAGCCATCCATCCATATCCACCTCCCAAGGCCCGCAACTCCTGCGGGCTTTTTCGCATGCTAGGACACTTGCTGATGGCTGACAATTCCGATGACCTGATCATCTCGATTAGCACGGACCTGGCCACGGTTCGCCGCAGCCTCAAAAGGCTGGAAGCCGACATTGCCGCATCGTCGAGCAAGGTCGAAAAGCAATTTGACGGCATGGGCAAGGGCATCGACAAGTCGATGTCTACGGCCCTGCAGGCCCGCATTGAAAAGATGGTCGGTATCGGGACGCAGGGTGCCAAAGAGTGGAGCGGAGCACTTGCCGATCAGGGCAAGGAGCTCGAGCGCCTCCGTGCGAAGTACAATCCTCTCTTCTCCACGATCAACAATTACAAGCAGTCGATCGCCGACATCAGGCGGGCACATTCTATCGGCGCGATTTCCGCGACGGAGATGACTGCCGCCATCACGAAAGAGCGCCAGGCTGCGCTCGCATCGACGGCCGCAATCAAGGGCCGCAATGCTGCTTTGGCAGATACGCCGGCGCAGCGTAGCGGCGCTCAAGGCGTCAGTTCATACAACACCTCTAACATCGCTGCTCAGTTTCAGGATATCGGCGTAACCGCCATGGGCGGGATGTCGCCGCTCCAGATCGCTTTGCAGCAGGGCACGCAGCTGTCCGCGGTGTTCAATGATCTGAAGTCAAGCGGCTCAAGTCTTGGGTCTGCACTGGGCGCGGCTTTTGCATCGGTTGTTTCACCTATTTCGCTTGTGACGATCGGTGTGGTTGCGGCTTCCGCTGCAGCTATTCAGTATTTCAGCAGCATTGAGTGGGGCGGGGCCAAATCGGCGGAGACGCTGAAGAAGGAAGCCGAGCTCATCTCTGCGGTGTCCCAGAAGTGGGGCGAAGCTCTTCCGGCGCTGAAGGCATACAACGACGAGCGAGAACGCGCGCAGCAGACTAAAGATATCAAGGGCGCGTCTGCTGTTGAGGCCGACAATCAATGGGCCGATCTCCGCAAAAAGATTGAAGACTTAAACATTGCCATGACCGATACTGACTCCCAACTTCAACAGTTGGGAAAGGACGAGGGTCAAGTTGGCAACTTGCAACGCGACTTTGCGGCACTCCAAGAGGCGATTAGCAAGGGTTCGGCGACGTCCGAGATGGCAAAGAAGGTACTGGATGACCTTCGCGCATTGATGGCTGACGGAACCACGCCTGCAGTTGATGCATTCGCAAAATCGTTGACGGCTCTTCCTGATCTTTTGGATGAAGCATCGAAGAAAGCTGGAGAATTAAAGAAGCAGGGCGACGATCTTGCGGCAACCCTCGAAAAGGTCGCTCGTTTTGGCAAGGGAGTTGGCGCCCAAGACGGCGTGCAAGACTACCGCCTGCGCGACCAGCTGCGCCGTCAGGAAGAGAACGCAAATCCAACGGTCACCAACCCGCAGGGCGTGACTGTGGCGGTTCCGGTGCCAGGCCAGAAGCCTGTGCAATTGGGCGAGGAACCTGCCAAACTCGACGCCGCGTCCAAAAAGGCAGAGACCTCTGCTGAGAAGGCCCGCAACGCCTACCGCGATCTGATCAAATCGGCCAACGATCGCATCGAGCAAATGCGTCTGGAACTCGAGATCACCGGCCAATACGGCACGGTGACCGATGCCGCACGCTTCCGCCTTCAGCTTCTGCAGGATGCGCAGGACAAGGGTCGGACGATCGGCGACAAAGAGCGCGCGGAGATCGAAACGCGCGTTGCGGCTTATGCCGGCTACTCCGAGGCATTGGCCAAGGCCAAGCTGCAGCAGGATCTGCTGACAGATGCTCGAATGCGCGGAATGTCTGCGCAAGACCAGAAGATCGTCCAGATGCAGCGCCAGTATGGTCTGCAAGAGGATCCGAACAGTGCTACAGGCCAGGCAATCGCTCGGTCGCTTCAACTGGACGAGATCCAGTCCGCCTCTGACCAGTTTATCGACAACCTCAGCGGCGCGCTGTTGAGTGGCGGCGAGGACATCGGCAAGAAGCTGGGCGACATGATCCTGCAGGAGCTCCTGTCCTCCGCGCAGAAGCAGCTTTCAGGCATCCTAAAACAGGTGTTTGGGGCGTTGTTGCCTGGGGGTGCGGGGCCATCTGCTGCGCCAAGTTCAGTTGGGGCTATTGGCAGCGTTGCGTCCGCAGCAGCCCCCGCAGGCTCCGTCGTTCGCGGCGGAAGTGCCGTGGATCTTGCTAGCAACCTTCTTGGCCAAAGCGAGCGAAGCCCAGGAAATATCAATGCCTTCCTTAAGAAAGGCGGGGTGGACATCAATGCTGCACAGACGGCTTGGTGCGCTGGTTTCGTCAACTCCTCCCTTGAGCAGGTCGGCGTCAAAGGCTCCGGTTCGCTGACGGCGAACTCGTTCCAAAACTGGGGCACCAAGATTGCGCCGGGCCTCGCGCAAAAAGGCGACGTTCTTCTTCAGACCAATGGTTTCAGGGCAGGGCAGTCTGGGGGACACGTCGGGTTTGCTACAGGCGCAACGCGCGTGGCCAACGGCCAGCAGCAACTGCAAATGCTCTCGGGCAACTCGTCCGACTCGGTAATGAACAGCTGGGTCAGCGCCACAGAGGTTCAGGTCCGCCGTTCTACCGAGGCAGCCGGAGCGCTGGCCAAGGTTGCTCAGTCTTCCGGCGCAGCCACTCAGGGCCTCGGCAGTCTGGCTAATAACCTCGGGTCAGATCCTGCATCCGGGGGAGGTGGCCTTTTCAGTTGGCTCGGTAGCCTTTTCGGCGGGTCGCCTAGTAAAGGTACAGGTTCGGGAACCAATTACTTCCCTCCCGCGCCAAAGCTGGCGGAAGGCGGGCGCGTTCGTGGACCCGGAACTGGCACAAGCGACAGCATCGTTGCGCTTCTTTCAAATGGCGAGCACGTCACAAGAGCCGCCATGGTGGCAAAGCATGGGCCATTACTTGACGCAATCAATGCTGACAGAGTTCCGCGATTTGCCGAAGGGGGGCTCGTGCGCCGCGTCGGCGCACCCGTCGCCCCAAGCCTCAACAAACGCCAGTCGATCGACGGTGGCCAGAACACGCCCCGCGACTTGAACGTCAATGTCAGCGGTGCGTCCGGCGACCCGCATGTGCGCGAACTCGTGCGGCAAGGTGTTCAAGAAGCGCTCGCCGCTGATCGCGAGCAACAGCGACGCGGCGGGTTCGGCAACATGCAGAGTAAGTTCGCCAGCCAGAAGGGGTGATAATGGCCCGATACCTAAACGTGCCTACCCTTGAGGCGAACTTTCTGGCGCCGCTCAAGACGACGTTCGACGTCCAGGGATCATCCCTTGATGGCGGGCGCAACAGCTTGGGCGAAGGCATCACAATGGAGATGACAGGTGGCGGCGTCGTGACCGCCACCTACGAAGACTGCAAGATCAAAGACAAAGAGCAGTTTCGCTACATCAACCAGCTTGGCGCACGGCTGAACGGCTCTTTCCGGTTCGTGAATGTCCCGATCATCACCGACTGGTTCGGCCCGTTTCCAACAATCGGGAAGCTGCCGGCATCAAATGTCGGCGGCATCCCGCATTCGGATGGCTCGTTCTTTTCCGACACGTCCGGTTACAGCCAGACGACAGTATGGGGGGTAGTGACCGAGGCGGCTGCGCTGAATGCCGGCATTCTGAAACTGAAGATCTACGGCATGCCGCGCCGGCTTGACTGGTCGGAATGGTTCTCGATCTATCATCCGACCAAGGGGTGGCGAGCTTATCGGTTCTGGGACATCGTCGAAGAGTTCGACAACGGGGCGGACTCCGGCGGCTCTTACCAACAGTACCGCCTGGCGATCGGCCCAGCACTCCGCGAAGCCGTGCCCGTAGGCACGCGTGTCGAGTTCGCGCGCCCTCGCTTTGTTGCCAAGTTCCCGGCCGGATTTACGCTGCCGTCGGTCGTCGAGGCGTTCTTCGTCACGCAGCAATCCATCCAATTTACCGAGGCGTTTTAATGACCAGCTACGTTAGCCGAGAAGAATTTGAGCGCATGTCGGAACGGCTTGCCGAACTCGAGAAGATGATGGGCAGGCAGTCGTCTTTACTCACGATTGCCACCGTTTCAGCAGAAGCTGTCGAGACCCAGGTCAAGGAAAGCATGCAGCAATGCCTTCGGCGGTGGACTGAGGCTTCAAGGCGTGGCGACTTTGGCGCGCAGGCTTACGCCAACCGTCGGGGTTAACGATGGGCTGGGTTCCAGACAACATCATCCAGGAGTTGCGCGGCAGCCACCAACTCGGCATCTTCATGCGGGTGGCGACTGATCCCGCTCTGCATCTATGGTTCGGCGTGAATGACATGCCGATCGGCTTCGACAGCATTGACCCAGACGGCACGGTCTATCTGGGTGGCGGAAGGCTGCAGGGAATCCCGACGCTCGAGATCCTCGTCAACGGCACGTCGGACAGCGTCGAGTTCACGATCTCTGGAATTGACCCTGAGGCCGGCTCCAAGATGATCGAGAGCCTGCCGCCTGTTCGTGGTGCGGAAGTCCATATGGGTATCACGACGCTGGATCAGTATTTCCAGCCGATGAGCAAGATCATCCCGCTATGGCAGGGCACAGCTTCGCATATCGGAGAGGCCAGCCCCGCGGTGCAATCGGGGCAGAGCCCTTCACTAACGCTCTCCTTGGCCGTCGCTGCCGGCAATGAAACTAGGTCGCGCCCGTCGCGGTCTCTTTGGTCAAGCGCGCACCAGAAGGCGATCTATCCGACCGACAAGTTCTGCGACGGAACAGCCCGCCTAGCGCGGGGCGTACAGCCCTCTTGGCCGCAATACGGCTAACACCGGCAAGGTGACTCCATGACATCGCTGACAGAGTACGCGGCCCTCCCGCACCGATGGGTGTGGGGTGGGGTGGGCGGTCATGACTGCACGACATTCTGTGCGCGCTGGGTCGAGATCGTCACGGGCAAAGATCCCGGGGCCGGCCTGATCGGCACCTATTCTTCGCGTGAAGATGCGAACGCCCTTATCGCGTCTCATGGCGGCATCGAGCGCATGCTGGACGAACGCTTGGCGCGGGTCAGCGTCAGCCGCACCGAAGCCCCGCGATCCGGGGACGTGGGCCTGATTTCCACACCCGTCGGCTTCGATGCCACTGGCATCACCAACAAACAGATTCCCGCCATCCGCTTCGGCCCTTTGTGGCTGGCGATGTCGGCGCGCGGTCCTGTTGCAAAGCAGGCAACGCATAGCGCTGCCTGGAGAATTGAATGATCAGAGACGAGCGCTTTTATTCGCACTCATACGCGACGCCTGATCAACGGATTCTGTGGGAGCACACGCTTCGACGCACGACAACCCTCTATCCGATCGCACGACGAGATCCGATCTTCACGCCGCTGTTCGTCGCCATGGGCCTGACGGGCACGATTGCCGGCACGACAATTACGACTGCGTCCATCGCTTCGGCGATCGCCACGACGGCATTGACATTCGGCCTTCAGATGCTGATGGTGCCAAAGCCGCCGAAGCCCGAGGACGGCAAAGCGCCAAAGACCCAGGCAATCCCGTACCGCGCCTGGTGCGTTGGCACGAACCGCATGGCTGGCGCCTACATGCTCTGGGAGTCGCTTGGGAATAACCTTGTCGCGATCCAGGCGATCGCTGGTCATCCCGTCTCCGCCTACAAGCGTTTTTGGTTGCACGACGATGTCGTCGAGCTCGCGGACCTCGATGCGTTGGGTCAGCGCAAGCCATCGGGCGATCCATACCGCGACAACGTCTATATCTTCCGACGGCTTGGAAGCGAAAGCGCGGCGGCTCTTCCGTATCAGAGCATCATCGACCGCTATGCAGCGAAGCCAGCCTCCGAGCGCCTTTGGACTTCTCAGCATCTTGGCTTCGGTCAGGCATCCGTGGCGATGTTGGCGCGTGCAGCAAAAGCCAAGGACCAGCAGAGCCGGTTTCCCTACGGCGTGCCGAACCTGACGGCAGAAGTCGATGGCGCCAAGTGCTGGGATTTCAGGAACCCAGCCCAGAGCCCGACGGACCCTGCTACGTGGACATTCACGAAGAACTCCGCACTTATTCTGGCGTGGCATCTGTGCTTCAGCGAGTTCGGCGAGCGGTTGGATTATACGAAGGCTTTGCTGCCGACGCTCGATTTTTGGAAAGAAGAGGCAGACATCTGCGATGAGGCCGTTCCGCTTTTCGGAGGTGGCACAGAGAAGCGCTACGAGTGCAACGGCTGGGACACGGCAGAAAACAGCCCGAAGGCTGGCCTGAACGCTATCCTTGCAACCTGTGACGGCCACCTGGTCGTTCGCGGCGACGGCGCCCGCATTCTGACGGTGGGCAAGTTCCGCGAAAGCCGGTGCGTCACACTGACGGATGCTGACATCATCGGTCACTCCATTCAATACGATGTCCTCTTCGAAGACGAGATCAACCGTCTCGTCCCCAAGTTTACGTACCCTGAGGTGGACTACGCGACCGCGGACACCGACTATTTTGAGGACATCCCGGCGCAGCTAAACGCAGGCCGAGTCCTCTCCGAGGAGGCCGAATACACGTGGGTCCAGCAGTGGAGGCAGGCTCGCCGCCTTGGCAAGCGGGAATGGCTCCGGATCCAGCAGAAGGTCAACGGCTCAATCGACGTCTGGAACTCGGGAATCAACGCGGTCTACAGCCGTTGGGTGAGGCTAGCTACGCCGATCCGACTGCCGCGGCTCAATGGAAAAATCATCGAAAACCGCAGAGCCGTCGTTGCCCTGACGAAGGGCGGCTTTTCTATGGACATCAAGGCCCACCCGGATGGCATCGACGTTTGGGATCCTGCAACGGACGAAGGTAAGCAACCGCCTGTTCCGCCAAGGCAGAGCAAAGACAATATCCCAACGCCCGTCATCAATCTTGTGCAGTCGAAAGCCAATGGATCGAGCGTTTACATTCGCGTCGACATCATTGACCCCGCAGATGAAAGTCTGACGCCGACCGTCCGCTACCGGCTTTCCGATGATGGCACTGGCAACCCAGGGGAGTGGGTCGAGCAGGAATACCCTGATGCTGTGCCTGCGGGCGGCTTTACCAAGATGAACACGAACGTCGTGCCTTCTAACAAATTGCTCGACATTCAAGTCGCCTTCATGACTTCGAAGAAGACGGGCACATGGTCTCTTGTGGCCCAGGTGACATCCACCGTGGACTCGACAGCACCTGCAGTCGCCGAAGCGCTGTCATGGGCATCGCCGACCTTTAGCGCGCGCGCGGCCAACACCACGGCCTCACAAGGTCGGACCGCCTACCTCACCTTCAAGATTGGGACGACAGCTCAAACCTTCGCGGCGGCAACTCTCATCAACAAGCTGGCGGCCGCACCTGGCGACGTTCGCTATGTGCAGCCAACACCGGTGGCCGCGGCAACCCGGCGCCTTTGGGTGCAACCCGAGAACGGCTCTGGCGTCGTCGGGCCGACCGCTTTTTTGGACGTGACCTTCCCATGACGCAAACCGATGAACGAGCAATGGTCGCGGCTGCTGATCAGGCGGCTGCTGATGCAAAAACAGCGGCGAAAGCCGCGCAGGATCTCGCGTCGTCCGTTGACGGCGCGATAAAGGCCGGCGCTCCGGTCTGGGAATACTACTACACGATCACGCAGTCTCTGCCGGTGTCGGTCGCGCTTTCCGGTCTGCGCCTCTCCGCTCCGGCCGCTAAGGCAAAGGTCGGGGATCTCGTCTTCATCCACCCCGCAGGGCGGCCGACGGTCGGTGCGCTAACGCTCGGCTTCATTTTCGTGCAGTCAACCGGTTTTGTGAATGTTGACGGCGTCATAGACGTGAACTGCGTCCTGCCGCCGATCAGCGCAGTCGGCACCCTGTCCGTCCCGCTTCGCCTTCGCGGCTTCCGCCCGGCCGCCTAACGCCTGCCCATTGAACAATCTGAACCTCTCACCCTGCCTCCGGCGGGGCGCTTCCGCATGGAGAAATTATGGTAGAGAACGCAAAAACTATCTGGGCGGACGGGCCAAGCGGCAATCCGTCCGAGCCCTCAAAGCCAGAAATCCGTGCATGGGGAACGTGGCTTGAGAACCTGACAACCGCGCTCGGCATGGCTGTCACTTCGGCGTTCATTCGAGGGACAAAGGCGCAACTGGATAGCGTTTCCGGAGCTTCGACTGGCGACGTCGGTATTGTGGTCGCCGACGACAACGAGGATTTGCGCGGGATCTACGTGTACAACGGCATTGCTTGGCAGAAGAAACTGGATCTTCCCGCTGACGCGGCGCAGGCTGCCCAGGAGATAGCCGAAGGCGCTCGCAATCTGGCGCTTGACTACCGCAACCAGGCTCGAGACGCCCGAGACGCAGCGAGCAACTACCGGGACCAAGCAGCCGGCTACGTCAACGATATTGCGTCGGAAAAACAGGTGCCGATTTACGGGACTGTGGCGGGCATGGCCTCTATTTCCGTTCCGGCGGGTATTCTGACCATTCAGGCTCTCGGCCGCAACACCATGCTTGATACGGAAGTGACGACATGGAAGCGCGTGGCGAGCGAGCCTGACGTTGCCGATGCGGCGAAGTTCCGATCATCGGACCGCTTCTTGCCGAATGGCACCACGAATAGCGCAAACGGTGGCTGGTGGGCGTTCCAATCCCTTCGCCCTCGGGTCGACATGTTCACCGGTCAGTGGACGGCGCAAAGCCTTCTAGACTACCTGCGCGCAAAAATGGCGGCGGGCGATCACGTCACCATCGCGTGTTATGGCGATAGTACGACAGATGGCATTTACACGACAGGCTGGACAGCCAACCCCGTCGACGGGAGTGGGAACGCCGTCGGCAATATCGACCATGCTGCAACAGCGCCGAACGCATGGCCGGCCGTTGCCCAGTCGATCCTCCGCGACATGTACGGCAACAACGTCACTTTCTGGAATGCTGGTTATGTGGGGCAGAAGGTCGTCAGCGGATGGGCTTACGACAATTACCGCAAGGCCGTGATCAGCAATTCCGCTTACGGCATTCCCGCTGCGACGATTATCGACTTCGGACTGAATGATGTTGCTGCAGCCGGTTCTCAGCTTGCCGATTTCGTTTCGGAGTTTCGCCGGCTGATCCTGCTCGTGATGGCTTACGGCACGATTCCGATTATCACGACCTGCGACCCGATCTATCTGAATGCCTCGAACACGCGCGACCACAAGGAAGTGACGCGACAGATCAATCAGGCCAAGCGGGCTATCGCGGCAGAATTCCGAATCCCGCTGATGGACAAAGAGGCGGCCATGAAACACTGGCTTCAGGGCAACCGGGACGGCTACCGATGGGCGCAACTCCAGACTGACGGACTGCATTTTTCGGACGTGGGCCATCGGTTCAAGGGTTGCTACTTCGCAAAGGAATTCTTCGGGGATACCGTCACCATCCAGCAGGGCAGGGGCCGGAAGCTCATGACCTGGGATAGCGCATCCAACTATCTCGGAGACCCGACCGCGCAAGCCGCTTTTGGCAACAACCTGCACCAGGGTGCCAACATGTTCTGGAACTCTGCCGCCCCAAAGGCGACCGCGATGATGAGCTTCTGGGTCTGGAACGAAGACTCGGATATGGGCCTTGTTTATCGCGGCATTGATGGAGAAGGGTATGCGTCCGACCTGCCGGGGAGCCCGCCATATGTGCGCGTATATGACATTCTGGCCAACACCGGGGTGAACAAGATCCCCGCCGCTGTGGGCTTTACGAGCAATCCTTCCGGTTATCACAAGTCGGATCTTCCCTATCGTTGGGGCGCGATCCCCTACGGCCTTAGTCGTATCAGCTACTTCAGCGGCGACGGCGATGCGCTGTACTTCGGAAACTTCGAGTTCCAGCGGATGGAGCGCGGCGTAAAGACCCGGAACGCGCTGAAGAACTCAGGACCGCTCCGTCGCACGTTCGCCAGCACGCCCAGCCATGCATATGAGCTCGTACCGGAGATGGTAGATGGCTCCAACATCTTTGGGGCGTTCACGACGGATACCGTGGAGATCCTGGCAGACGTGAGCATGCCGGTCGGCGCTGGCTTCATCGTCGCGCATTCGAACACCTGGGGTGCCGCGGGCTCAAAGGTCGTTACGATGCTGGTCCGCATCTCGACGACGGCATGGCGGCTCTACGCTGCAACGATCGCAGCCGACGGCACGATGACGTTGGGCTCCACGCTTGGGACTTCCTCAACCCTCTCGGTGACCACGGACGACCAGAAGGTGCGACTGGTCGTCTCTCGCAGCGGCAACAACCAAGTCGTCAATGTTTTCGAAGGATGGGGCGGAAGCTCCGCCAACGTGCTGACGATCACCACTGCGCGCACAGCCTATGCGATGCACTTTGCCGGCGCTTGCGGCGGTGTCTACTGGAGCAACATCCTGGCTGCCGGCGGCGGCACTGCCTTGGTCCGTGAGCTGAGCATTTCTCAGTAACGGACGCGCCCGCAGACCACCGCATCGGCTCAATCCGAAGGCCGGCTTGAGTGCTCACCCATCCGCAATGCCGTCGCGCACCACCACCACCACAAGAGGAAACAACCATGGCGCGGGAAACCCTTCCCGTCGCCCTTGACCTGATGTTCGAGCACGAGAGTGGCTACTCAAATGCCAAGACGGACAGCGGCGGCCCGACAGAGCTGTCAGCGGATTTTAGTAAAATGATGAGATGCCGAGGCGTCATCCAGCCGATTTTTTTGCGTCAGCCTGACTGTTGATGTCGACTGCGCTGCGAGCGCATCGCAGCGTACTACCTGTGACACAGAACCTCGCTTCTGCGGGTAATACATTTGACTCAATGTGAGCCGGGCCCGGATCGAGAATTGGCAGTCATGTGACGGTCAATTATCGGGGTGCGATCCAGTTCGCATCGGGCGGTTCGCCTGCTCAGTCGGCTGTTCCTCAAGCGCAGTGACAATCCTTGCTGAGACCTCAGCGGCTAGTTCTGGTGTCGCCATAGGCAGGTATTCCAGAATAATCGCGGCTACGACTGCTTGCTTCTCAGACATGTTGGCCTCCCCGGTTTGTGTTGACAAAAACTATGTAGTGCTAGTCCAGACATACTCAACACCACCACGAGTCCAAGTCAAAAAGCTGAGCGTTTCTCCGCAGCGCATAACCACCTACAACACATCAGATTGGAGAAACACATGACCGACTGGCATCACAAGCCGGAGTGCGGAGCTCTTTTGGCGAGCCTCGGAGCGTGCAAGCCACCGCGGGCATCGTTGAGCTTGCGTACCGCATGAAAATCGCTTGGAAGAAAAAATCGGATCATCAAGCCTTTCCTCTGCCGTGCCCAAGTACAGGCGCCGATCCGGCGCATTTTTCAGAAGACCCTGGCGCACTACGGTGCCGACGGCGTCGAAAAGCTTGGTGTCGATATCTTTGGCTGTTGCTAAAACTTCCGACCAATGCGCGGCGCGAAGACGCGGTCAATGCATGCCTACAGTATCGCCGTTGATTCAGACTCCGAGAAAAGTCATTTGAAGTGGCGGAGTGATCGCGCCCGATTTGCGAAGCTAGAATTTAAAGCGTTCTCGAAGATCGTGGAATCGGAAGGCGCGCTCTCGCTGGGGCGTGCGAAAAACTACAACTGGATGCACTTTCACTTCGCCAGAGTCTGACCATCGCCCGACCTTTACCTATGCTCGACTTCAGGAGCCGCAAGGCGGAAGCCAAGACGAGGGTCTCTCAACAAAGCAACTTCCTCAATCGACGGCTCTTAGCTTCAAGCTGATCAATATGAACACGGCGACCAAAAAACACGTCCGGGCGGTGTGCTCGCTTGCAGAGGAGCTGGACCATGTGCGGGAAGAACTTCGGATTCACCGCGAGATCAGCCGGCGACGATGCTATCTTTAACGCCGCAGCTAAACGGTCCTTCCTACTCGTTCCTAGCCGACTGTAAGCTCAACATTTCCTCAAGTGTGGCGATGCTGAGTGCCATTGCAGGATTTACCGACAATGCGGTTGTCGAGCCTACGTTCGCTGATGCTTCGCCTACCTCCCAAGCACACCCAACCCTCAATTGAGGGCATAGTGCTGCCTGCAGCGTTATCGCATCATCGATGACTTCGGTGTACCTCGGCGGACGATTGATGGAGCTACCTTCTGGGTCGACCCAAGAGTCAGCATTCTCGCCTCTTCGCCGATAACCAGCGATGATAGCGATCAGGCCATCAAGCTTCGGTGCGGGCTCTTTAGCGTCTTTGAGGATTTGAATGACATCTTGGATTTTCATTTCACGTGCCTGGCTTCACCGAATGCGATAAAAGATGGGGTATTAATTGTCGACGTCACGACTAATGGCGCCATAACGTATCGCACTAGCATCGAATAATGGAGTGTGGCCACTGAAAGCTGTTTGCCGGCGGGAATGACCGTAGTGAAATTAGCGTTCATTCCATGAGTTTCACAACACGACTTTTAGGGCGCAGGGCCCGTAGCAAGCCGCGATCGTGCTCATGAGACAAATTAGACTACTACCCGTCTTCATCTGTTCGGCTATCGCTCGACCTCGAAACGCGGCAGATGGCCATTATCAGCCGAGGGTCCGAGCACGCGGTTAAAGCTATTTACCTTTGCGTAAGGCACGAATATTGGTTAGCCGTTAATAGCATATTAGATAAGGAATATTTGCTATGTGGCTCATTCTTACTCAGAAGAACAATGCAACCACGGTGGTCGATTTCGGCAAGGTCGCTTTTTTTTGCCAGACAGACGAGGGTGATACCCGGATTGAGTTTGCAGAGGTTGTCGTGAACTCCAAGCACGTGGAAGTATTCAAGAGCATCACGGTTACGGAAAAAGTCGAAGCGATCGCCAAATTACTGAAGGCGCGATCTGCACGTTAATTTCGAAAAATGACTTTTGCCTGGTGGTATTCACACCACTTTGCCTCTTGCTACTGATTCTGCGCGGCGCGACCCTCACCAGCACGACCGCATTGGGGGCAGCAGTAACATTATAGGCAACACCTGACGCTGAGGGGGGAGAACGGTTCGTTATCCTCCTGCAATCCCTCGGAATCAGCGATCAGCAGTCTTTGGCCTTGTATCAGGGCGGGGGTTATTTCGGTACAGGGCTAGAGAGCGTAACCTTGAACGCTGGAGATGTTGCGGCCCCGGCAGGTTTCGTCATGGAGAGGCTTTATGTCAACAACCAGTCCACGGCGACGGACTTCTTCAACGCTAGAATACTCGACTATTCGGCAAGCAGGTCGCGTCGGTTTCAGGCGTGTCGGACCCAAACGTGACGGCGACGTAACGGGTTCGCTTGAGGAATCAGCGGAATTATGCTTGTTCGCTGATTGGATTCCGGGAGCATCATGTTGGGTTTTCTAAGCGGTTTTCTGTCAAAATTGCCAGGTTATCGGCACAGTCGCGATCCTGTTGTTGAGGAGAACGCCCAGTTCGCAGAGTTACCGGCCCCAGAGGTCGTGCCGGAAGAGGTGGAGAGCGTAAACGAAAAAATTATCCGGTTGCGGAAGACGCTCTACAAGTTTGAGTGGTCGACACGTCACGACCAGTACTGCATCGACCATCAGATCTATCTCGCGCATCCGCGCAGGATCATTGGAGTATATGCACCTGGCAGGAAACTAGGAATCAGCACTAGGGTCATGGCCGAGCGGCACTCTACCATGCCTAAGGGCGGTTTCTGCTCAATCGGGCGGCACTCCTATTCTGCTTCCAGCTTACCGCCTTTGACTAAGGTTGGGCGTTTCTGCAGTATCGCGCCAGATGTGCAGATGATGGGCACGCAGCATCCAACACAACGTTTTTCCAGCAGTCCGCTTACATATACATCCCGTTTTGTGGCGATTGCCCGTGAAGAGCATGGGGTAGATTATGAGCTTCTGCCTTTCCAGAAGTACACCTTGCCAGCCGTCATCGGTAACGATGTCTGGATCGGCCAAGGTGCTTTGCTCAAAGGTGGCGTTCGGATTGGAGACGGCGCCATTGTGGCTGCTCGATCTATCGTCACGAAAGATGTCCCACCCTATGCGATCGTCGGTGGTGCTCCGGCGTCTATTCGGAAGTATCGTTTTTCAGAAGCTCAAGTGGAGAGAATGATATCGCTTCGCTGGTGGCGCTACAGCTATGTCGAGCTGCCGCCTCCGTCTACTTGGGACGATATCGACGCCTTTATGGATGCACTTGAAGAAAAGATCGCCAACGGGCTGAAGCCTCACAAGTCAGAACGCATCCGGATCGGGAGAGACTTCTCGAAGCTCTAGCGCGGCAGGCGCTTCCGATTTTTGGGTGTGGATATATTAGCAATATCCAGCGCGATCACGCTTTTGCCAGCGTGGCCTCTATAGCCGCCATACACAAAGCTAGTGCGGGGGTAGCTCCCTTGACTGGAGGGTAGCCGTCTATTTGTGCGAAGGTGCCATCAGACCGTTGCGCAAAGCCAGCAGCTTTTGGCTGAACAACTGCTTCTAAAAACATCCTCGCGGCATCAATACTCCCAGTAAAATCGGGTATCAATGTCACAACGTTGCCTTGTGGGTCAAACCAAGTCGCCCTCTTTTTTATGGCAGGGTCGGTATTGGGAACTCGGGTATACCCCATAATGAATGATAAGTGATTATTCAGTCGCGGGACCGAGCCGTCTGCTGCTCGAAGGAAGTGCAGAATTTGTTCAGCATTCATCTGGAGTGTCCTTCTCGGCCTCGAACTTAGCCTAAGCGTCGGCCAATATGTTTTGCAACAAGAACCCAGAACTAAACAACTCCAGGTTTTCTGTCGTCTCGACATTTTTCAATTTGTCGAGCACAGCCGCAATGTCCTTAGCGACTGCCTCCATCAGCTCTTCGGTAGTGGGTTCATTAGCGCTTCCTTCGTTGTCTATTTGAGCGCCTAAACAGAGGTATGCGCTAAGCCATATATCCCGCTTGCGGCGTGCACAATGGGGTTTTTGCCCCGTTTCACTCTGTGAGAGAGCGTAAACCAAAGGATCTTCTTCGCTGGGTGCGAAGTGATCGCGCCAGTCGGCAAGCGTCGAGCGCCGGAAAGCAGCAAAAGGACATCGTTATGAAGACCACCTTGGATGTTCAATCCGAGCTGCAGCGCCGTGGCCCTGCCGTGGATCATACCGCCTAACCCTTACCACCACCACAAGAGGAAACAACCATGGCGCGGGAAACCCTTCCCGTCGCCCTTGACCTGATGTTCGGGCACGAGGGCGGCTATTCAAATGCCAAGACGGACAGCGGCGGCCCGACCAAGTACGGCATCACGCACAAGACGCTGGCGGCGCACCGCGGACTGAAGTCGGTCACGGCCGCCGAGGTCAAGGCGATGACGCTGGCTGAAGCCACGGCGATCTACGAAAAATCCTATTGGACGCAGTCCGGCGGCGATCTTCTGCCTGTTGGCCTGGATTATGCGGCCTTCGACTTCGGCGTGAACTCCGGACCCGCGACGGCGATCAAGAAGCTGCAGACCGTTCTCGCAGCCGCAGGCGTTTATACCGGCAATATCGACGGACACATCGGCGAGCAGACACTTGCCGGCGTGAAGGCTTACCCGGGCGGCGTTCGAATGCTGATCATCGCATATTGCGACGAGCGCATGAAGTATCTGCGTGGTTTGGGCGGGCCCACGGGCTTTGGCCCGAATGGTCGCGGCTGGACGATCCGCGTGACAGGCAAGGATCCGCTGAAGAAGTGGAAAGACCAGCCTGGCGTCGTTGGCAACGCGCTTCGCATGACCAGTGCGAAGGGCCCGGACCCTGTCGCCGTGGTTGCGCCGATCGAGGCTGCGGCCAAGGCCGATACCAAGATTACCGGCTTGCCTGAGATCCTGAAGAAGCCGGAAGCATGGGGCCCGCTGGGCGGCCTCCTGTCGGCCTGTGGCGCGATTGCCGCTGGCAGTGGGCCGTTGCAGTGGGCGCTCGCGATCGCGCTTGTAGCGGGCGTTCTTGTCGGCGTCTGGTACTTCGTGCGGCGTGTGAGGCGAGGGGCGTGATGGCTACAGCAAACCTTGTGCTGTCTTTTGACACATTGAGAGGTCGCCGCATCCTATCTGCGCTTGCCGAACTTTCCGAAAGATTTCCGCAATTTGGCGAGCGCTTTCTCAGCCTCATCGATTCCGGCGATGAACTGTTCCGCCTCGATTTTGATCGTTGCGCCGCATCCCTCGCAGATAAGGCTCTCGTTCGCCTTTATCCAAGCGACGCTCTTTCTCGTCTCATGACCGCATTTGGGGCAGGGGATGTCGATCAGTTTGTCTTCAAGCATGTCGAGTCTCCGGTTGCGTTGGTCCAGAACATCACAACTAATGAGGTTGCGCAATGATCGCCACCCTATGGGCCAGGATCCAAGGCTATGTCGCAGCGGCAGGTGTGGTGCTGGGCATCGTCATCTCCGCTTTTCTCTACGGCCGCACTGACGGCAAGGCAGACGCGGCCGCGGAAGTGGCCAAAAACAACGCGCGTGCCAGACAAAAATCCAAGGAAGTCGAAAATGAAATCAGCGGTCTGGATGATCGTGGCGTTGACGATGGTCTCGCTAAATGGATGCGCGACGGCAAGCGGTAACTATTGCGACATCGCGAGCACGATCAGGCCGTCTGTCCTCGACAGTATGACGACTGAGACCAAGCGTCAGATCCTCGCAGAGAACGAAAAGCTCGCAAAGCTCTGCGGGGTAAAGGCATGACCGAACCAGTGCCCGGCCGCCTCGTCGAACTCTCCGAGGATACGCGTAGCTGGCTGGCAGATCTGCGCGAAGACGAGCTCAAGACCCTCAAGGAAGTCGTGAAGATGCCGGCGGACGATGTTCGTGACGGTTTCAAGATGGTGCGCGATCTGCGAACCGTAGCTCGGTTCCTGCGGTGGCTCATCTACGGCGCGATCGCGATCTTTATCGCAACCGTCGCGCTCTACGAAAACGTCCTGAAAATATGGGGCTGGATCAAAGGAGTGCCTGCAGCATGAAGCGCATTCTTTACGGCTTTATCGCCGGAGCCACGGCTGCGATCGTGGCCGTGAGTTCTTTCAACATGGCCGTCATGGTCGTCGACCGAGAACCCCCCATCACTTACCAGGCAGCCCGCGCAATCGACACGGAAGCAAAACCAGGCGGGACGATCGAAGTCGAATACAAGGTCATTCGCAATCGGATCTGCCCTGTCGTTGCCAAGCGATGGATCCACGATTCCGCCGGCCAAAAGCATTCCGTGCCGCAGTACACCGTTGGCGCCGATCTGACCGCAGGCAGGGAAACCTATCGCCGGTCGATCACCGTTCCAACGTCTGCCGCGCTTGGCCCGGCTCGCTATGAAGTCGTGCTCGAGTACACCTGCAACCCTCTTCAAAAGCTGCTTGGCCCGACGACCGTTGTGTCTCCGCCGGTTCGCTTTGTCATCGTGCCTTAAGGGCCGTTTCTCAAGGATTCAACATGGCTTATCGTTCCGGCAATTCGTCGGCTGCGCGGGTTGCGCGCATGCATTCGACAGCAAGCTACATCGGAAAGGGAAGCATCCCAGGGCAGGGCGGCGCAGGGCGCTACTCGCCCATTGGTGCCCGCCTGGCTATGGGCAACAACAGCTACATGGACACCTACGTCAATGGCGCCTCCATCACTGGCCGAGGTGGCACTGTTCGTCAGATAAATCGAACTGGCGCACCGTTGAAAAAGCTCCGCGTCGGGCTCTCCGGCGTCAAGATCAGCGGCGCAGCGAACAGCGCGAAGGACATCCGCGTTACGAACGCGGGGTCCGGCTACACGACGGCCACGGTCACGGCTTCAGGTGGTGGTTCGAGCTATGATTTCCGGCCGGTGATCGTTGGCGGTCAAATCGTTGCTATCCTGAACTATTCTTCAGGTTCATTTCCCGCAGGGCCGGTCCCGACGCTGACGATTACCGGTGACGGCGTAGGTGCTACCGCCGTTATCGATCGCTTCGACGGTATCGGTGAGGCATCCTACAACTACGACCAGTCTGTCTCGGTCGATATCGAATACCCGCTAAACACCTACCAGAACATCGTGCCAACGAAGACAATCTTGCGCGGCACGCGGCTTGATGTCACCGACGGCGAACTTGCCGTCGAGGTTCCCGTGGGCGCTGAGTACGGCATTCGAACGACGGCTACGCTGGGCACGGCTCCGACCTTCAATGTCGTTCGCACCGGTTCGGCCATCACGAGCATTGATATCACGGAAGCCGGTTCCGGGCTGTGGGCCCCGTGGTACGATCTAACCTTTACCGGTGGCACAGGTTCTGGCGCTACTGCACGCGTCTACACCTACCAAGGCAAGGCCTACCGCGTGGACGTCACAGCCGCCGGCAACTACACGGCCACTCCTTCCGTCGTTCTGCAGTTCATCATTGAGCGACCGATCGTGCTCATGCCTCTGCTGGGCGACAAGCGCCAAGACGGCAACCCACTGACATCAGGCCATCCTTCGGCAGTGCCGGCATTCTTGGCAAGCGCAGTGGATGGCCGATCTGGCGTTGTCCGAGGGGACAGTATCGCCAACGGTGCAGCGGGTGGCGGTGACATCTCTGGCGATGCCTGGGGCAACTTCGGCTGGCCGGCTCGCGTTCTCGGTCGTGCGGGTATCGGCGTCCTGAAGCACACTCTACCCGGCGATTACGTCAGTGGCTACAATGCCAACCACGCTGCGCAGTCAGTTATGATTCAGGCGCTGTCCGGCATTGATTTTGCGCTATGTCAGATGGGGATCAACGACGTTACCCGTGGGGATTCGCTCGCCGCAGTCCAGGCAAGCATGATTGCCGAATGGCAGTCTTATCGTGGCGTTCTTCCGGCGGTCTACCAGTCGACGATCACGCCCTACACAACCTCGACAGACGGATGGGTGACGCTGGCAAACCAGACGGCATTCTCGGCGGCGTATGCATCAGGCGGCGTCCGGCTCTTGCTCAATGCTTGGCTTCGAGACGGTGCACCTATGAGCGGCCGGTTGCCAGCAGCTACGGGATCAAGCGCAGTGGGAACTGTTCGTGTTGGTCAAACGGGTCATCCTCTCAGCCTCATCTGCGATATTGCTGCACAGGTCGAAAGCAAATCGGATCCGACGAAGCATGCGCCGATGGCTTGGGGCTCATCCTACGTAAGGCTGGGCGCAGTCGCAGACGGCATCCACCTGACCGACGTGTATCACGCAAAGGTCAGGGGCACGGTCTCGGCTCTGGCCGTTGTTGGTGGCTCAGGCTGGACGGTGGCGCCGCAGGTCGTGTTCTCCGGTCATGGCGTCCCGGTCGCAACGCCGACTTTCACAGGGGGCGTCTTGACGGGCATCACGCCTGTCAGCGATGGCGGGATCGATTACGACTATCCGCCCATTATCACGATTCTGCCGCTCAACAACGCTGGCACGGGTGCGACTGCCACCGCAATTCTCACCAACAAGAGGATCACGGGTTACAGCGTCACAGCAGGCGGTGCGGGCTACACGACTGGCGCTGTCATTTCGCATGCAGGCGCAGTTCCTCCGCAAGCGACTGCACGCATCGTTGGTGGCCAGGTCGTGCTTGCTGAGGCCGATTGGTGGGGTGGCTCCGATGTCTCGTCGGTGCCCACGGTCACTCTTGTCGGGGGCGACGGCACTGGTGCATCCGTGGTGGCGTCGATCTCCAAGGGTATCGAGCCGGCATTGTTGGCAGCGTAGACCACCACCCCATCATCATCTGGTTGGATTCACGACGCCGTGTGGCCGTGCTACTAAGCAAGCGCGGCGCGACCTGGACCACCCCGCGCATTATGTTTTGCGGGGTGGGAGCGGCAGTATCGCTCTAGCCCTATCTGACGAGATGGATGCATCGGCAAGAGCGATCGACGCGACTACGGGCCGAGGACGTGCTGGCGAAGTAGCATTGCCGCGATCACGTGAGGCTTGTCGAGAAAGAAAGCGAGCGTCAGTGCCTTCGGCATTGAACCATTTGAAAAGCCAGAGGGCAGACGTTTATCCGTTAGTGCCGGGCTGACAGCTGGGACCGCGGGGAAGGGAGCCCTGTCGCCGTCCCGCAGCTTTGAAAATTCACTTAGTCAGAGACGCACCGAACGATACGGAATGCCAGCAAGAAGCCAGACTACCGAAAAAGGCGGCTTGAATGAACCCAGCCTAGCTGAGCATGGCGGTGTGAGGGAACGGATAACTGTACCATGTGGGCCTAAGGTCCTATGCGCCTTACAAGCCAGACGATGAATCCTATCTCCGAACCATCACAATGGAGAAGGCATATGAAAAAGATCGCAGTTATCCTGGTTTCGCTGATGACAGCGTTGACCAGTTTCGTCCCAGCTCAGGCGATGCCAGTACCGACAGTGACCAGCGCGGCCGGCACGACCGAGGTGCAACAGGTACAGTACCGGGAACATCGACGGATCATTCGGCGGAATGGCCATCGTTACGATCGCCGTGATCGCTATACCAACCATCGTCGTTGGGACTACCGCAACCGTCACAGCGACCGAGACTACTATGGCCGCCGCCATAACAACAATGGCGCTGCCATCATTGGCGGTCTGGCCGCAGGTGCGATCATCGGCGGCGCAATTGCCTCGCAGAACCGGAATAGCGGCAGCAAAAGCTGTGCAGCCCGTTACCGTTCGTACCGTGCTTCGGACAACACGTATCAGCCGAACTACGGCCCGCGTCGGGTTTGCCGCTAAGCATCAACCGTGATGCACTAGACTACCGCAGCCCGTCGCCTCACCGCGGCGGGTTTTGCGTTTCAGTTCGGAGAGGGATCAGTCGTTGCGGAGGCCGGAACGATGGTGGTCGTAAGAGCCTGCTCTTCGGGCTGATAGCCGATCCAGAATAACGACACGGCGGCGACCAGCGCGAAGGCTGCGATTATAGCGGTGCGTTTCATGTCAGGCTCCTGATGTTGTTGCACGCTGAACGCGCGCTCAACAACGTTTGTTCGCCAGACTGAAGTCCTACTGCTTCTGCCCCGTCTCCGGTTCCCGGCGGCGAGGTTTCTCGTTTTAGGTAGAAGCCATGCCCGATATCCCCAAAGAGTAGCTCGGCCCGAGCTTCCAGAAGCACCACATCCATATGGGCTGAAGGACACACCATTTAACAATTTGCGCCGGTGTGGGTGGGCGCCCCCTAAGTGCAGAGGCCTCGATCAGTTCCTGCACATACAGGTCCAGCGCTTCCCCATCGGGTTTGTACTTTGTTAGGTAAAGTACCAGATTTGGCCCGTTGGTTCGACACTAAGCCTGTCGGCGCGTTTTGTCATGGCTTAACAGAGCGCTTGGCTAGAGCTAGACATGCCTAATCGAAATAGGCGAACTTAGTGCGTCGTCGACAGCATTGCGCACTACGAGCACTATCCCGTCTGTATCGATGTTGGGCGATGGTACGATGTAAACAATCATGTCGCACGCTGACCGGGTGCACGCGCGTATCGCCTTATGCCTTGGTGCGGTACAGTAGATGCTAAACCGTGCCCCAGTTAAGACCATTATCTCGGCGAGCAATCCATGGCCTCAGCTGAGGCGCATACCTAAACCGTCGTTCCGTTAAACCATTTCTACCGCTCTGCCTTCCTCACTAGGCTGGCCTGAAACCGATGCTTCTCCCATCACCTGGCTCCTTAAAAACGATAGCAGTTCGGTCCAAACTCGCACTCCTTGAACTCTGAGCCGCTATGATAACCTCTTTCGGGGCCCATAACCTTCCAGCACCAACAACACATTGCTGATCAACGTTTATGTCCGCAATAAATTCGATATTAGAATATTCAATGCCATCAAGGACAAGCGTCGCATCTCGAGTCAAGTTACCCTCCCTAATCCAAGGAAAATAATGTTCGATGATGAGAAAATTGTCGACATGCCCTACAAATTAATTTCGATTGCTCACAGACCCGGGAATCTCCATCTGCTTGTAATATATAATTAATCTACCGCTTTGCTCTATAAGGCTGGCCTTCACAAAGGGCAACTAACGCGCCTTAAGTGCTGCGTTAAGCAGCGACACCGACGCAATTGCGGCATTAGTTAAATAGCTAGATGGAAAACGAAGCAATTCGGCTTGCGCTCAGCCAAAGCGAGGATGCTACGATCGACGCAAATTTCGATAATGTGACATTCTCTCTAAACCGCAAAAGAAAGAAACCGGCGCTGTGATTTCCAATGTAATCGAAAATTGCAATGAGGTGGGAAGTGTTGCAAAATTGATTCCGGGATGTTCGGTCCAGTTGATAACCAGGTATTGTAACCTTAATACAGTTGATTATATAAGAGTTATCCAAACTGCTGTGCCGGCATATTGAATAGTGCAAAATTTAAATACACCGAGCGTGCAATAAATGCGCTACCGCTGCTATAAAATTAATTACTTGCGAATCTGGAATGTTGATTGACTATCTTCGAAGCCCACAGATCTGCGATTGCGACTAACATCTAAAGGCGTCGTGCGGATGCAGTTGTAAATTTCGTCCGCAATTTCTTCCAGCGTTAAAGTTTGCGCCATTGGAAAGTACCCGCGCAGCACACTACTAATTGCTTCTCTATGCGCATTTTCCATTAAATTTCTCCAACCAACGCTGCCGGAAATGTATACATATTTGATGACGGTTATATGACAGCTGCCCTACAGGCCTACCCGGGAGAAGGCCAGTTTCGGAAAATCACACCTTATCTCACCGAATTTCAGCCCGAGCGTGTATCTTGCGCAAAGTAGTTGCCTGACTGTCATAAATGTTACATAATTTGGTGTCGCGACTAGTTTAAAGGCCGATTTTAATGACGCGGGTTATTACCTTTGGAACGTTTGATGTATTGCATATAGGGCATATACGAATTCTTCAAAGAGCGAGGGCCTTAGGTTCTCACTTAACAGTTGGAATATCTACCGATGCATTGAATTGGTCGAAAAAACAGAAGAAGACGGTATATTCTCAACAAGATCGTTTGGAAATCGTCCAGGCAATATCTGGTGTAGACGAAGTTTTTTTCGAACACTCCCTGGAAGAAAAGGGTCGTTATATCATTGAACACAGGTCTGATGTTCTGGTGATGGGCGACGATTGGGCGGGTAGGTTTGACGAGTTTAACACATTGTGCAGGGTGGTATATCTGCCCAGAACAGATGGTATATCGACGACACAGCTCCTACAGGAGATAAGAGCAGTAGCCTCTTAGCTATGCGAGCGCCATTCCGACTTGCATTTGTCGTTCGTAATGAATTTATGTTTCTCCAGATAGAGAAGCTATGGACTTCATATGAGCAAGCAGATGTCTTGCTATTGGGCGAAATCACGGAGTGGGATCCGTTTCTGGCAAGGCAACACGGCGCAGAAGCAAAGAGATTTAAAAAAGTCTCTTATTTTGAGCTTGTGCAGCTTGATGGAACTTACGACGCGTTGTTCGTTCAAACTCCATTCCCGTTGATTGAAAAATTGGAGCGAAGCCGCCTAATAACCGTACAGTATGGTCTCGCTAAGGAGCGACATAACTATGGGGTATGGCGCTCTCTGGCTGATCTTAATCTAATGTACGGCCCATACTCAACGAGCGCCGTCTCCATTTTCTCCAATAGCATATCCGTCGGAAACTTGAAGTTTGCAGGTGTGAACCTGTGGGGAGACAAGCAGGTAAGAAAGATTTTGAAAGAACTGCATGGATTAGATGCTGATAAGCAAACGATATTATACATGCCGACATATCGTGACTTAGGTTCTTTCGAAAAATTACTAAATCCACTATCGCGTATGCTGTCTCGTTATAATATCCTGATAAAAATTCATCATAATCAGGAAACACATAGCGATTTCACGTGGAAGGATAGAGCTTCTTCGCTCGGATTTAAGCATCTGTACGGAGGCAACTCTAACCAAGGCGATTTGCTAAATCTCTGTGACGTTGTAATCAGCGATTTTTCCGGTGCTATCTTTGACGGTTTATATGCCAGGAAACCCCTCGTCCTGTACCAAGAAGGCGCCGAGCGACTTGTGGGAACGCAAAGCTTTGACTTGGAGTCGATCGAATATCGGCGCCGGCATGAGCTCGGCATCGTCTGTGAGAGTCCAGAGGACCTCGCAGCCGCCGTTGAAGCCGCGAAAGGATTCGCCATTAAAATGCAGCATCAGTTGGACACCATTCGAGCTGAATTAATGACGGATGTTAGTGATCCTGATGTGCTAGAGACTGCTAAGCGGGCTGTCGACGATCTGTTGACAGGGCATTACGAACGACCCTCAAGAGCACAACTTTATGTACGCGATATGTACAAGTCGCTCCGTTCAGCTGAGCGTGAGCTGGCGGCTTTAAAACGAAAACCGCTTTGGCGTCGGCTTTTGCGGATGTGAACGGCGATTTCCGCAATGATCCCAGGGGAGCTCGTTATAAAATTTTGTGCCCTTTTAGATATGTTTCATGCACAGCATATTAACAACGAGTGGCCAACCCTTTTGCAACTCCGCCTGCCGTTGGCAGATGTCGATAAGTTTTAAGCTGCCCGATAGAGCCGGAGTCTGAACTTGATGAAAGGCTGCAATGCCTTAAGGCGTAACATCAGGTCGCGGATGTGGGTGATCTAGATCAACACTTCGGTGGGGGGCACGGGTTTCTTCGAACTCTTAGCAAGCCAATGAGAGCGTTCAAGCCATCAAGAAGACGGACAACTCAAGCGTACATGGTTTACGCGAGATCCGATCACCATAATATTGAAGGAGCAGGAGGCTGGCGCGAAGACGGTTAATGTCTGTTGCAAGCACGGCACCTCGGATTCAACTTTAGAAAAGCACAAGGCGAACTATGGCGGCATAGACGTGTCCGATGTCAGCAAGGTGAAAAGCGCTCGAGGAAGAGAACGGCAATACGTAGAAGTTGCTCGGAGAGGCCATGCGGAACAAGGCAATCCTGAATAATGTCGCTGCGGCTGGATGGTGACGCCAGATGCAAATTGGAATGCGATGGCTTAGGTTTGTGCACGGCATTGGTGAGCCAGCGTCGGGCATACGTGGTCCATCGCTTTATCGGTCGAGCACGTGAAACCACTTTGCGCTGCGTGACGATACGGCCATTCGTAGGGCAATGAGGAAAGTGGTGCCGAGCGGCGGCGCTTCGGTCACCGGCGCATAAACGTCATACCCGACCGGCAGGGAATCTTCATGAACCAGAAGAAGGATTGGCATTCCCTTGGGAGGAGAAGCTGACGGTGCGCAAGCGTGACGGCAGAAAGCAGATCCTAGGAACAAGGCGTCCCCTGGCTCTACACCTAGAACCATATGAGCGCTGGGCCTACTCTTCATTAGTGATGCCCCCACCGCGGCGGCCGGTTCCGTGCTGCGTCACTGATCTACGGCTTCACCCTTGAATGCCTTTGCCTTGTCGGGTCGCATAAGTCGCCCGCCAGCACTGCTTAATGCTGAGAAGTTACAGTGCAATCGATTGGCTGAGATAGGATTTTCAGAAATTCCTGGATTGCCTCCTGTCGGTAGCTGTCTGCATCGAAGACTGCAGCTTCAGGAAGCGCGTCATCTAGACACAACTTCATGCCTTCTCGAAGCCCTTCGATACTATTATGTACAAGAAAGCCGAAACGGTCACGCAGCACGCCGCGGTTGCCAGGTATGTCAGTCGCAATTATCTTTATGCCAAGAGATAGCGCCTCAAGCAGAACCATTGGTTGACCCTCATGATTCGACGGCAGCACGAGCGCCATAGCGGCCCTCATCGCGGGGAACGCGTTCGACCGGTGTCCGGCGAGGTGTATCGAAGAAGCTAGTCCGGAAACCTTGATGAAGTTTTCTAGCATTTGGCGTAGCGGACCGTCTCCTATGATTAGAAGCTTCGCATCGGGGTAATCTTGAATTAACTCACAGAAAGCGTTTAGTAGCTTAATGTGATCCTTCTCGGAAGACAGGCGGCCAACAGCCACAAACGTTCGGCTCCCGGCAAGCCAAGGCAGGAGGTCTTCGTCTACAGGCTCAAGGCTATTTTTCTCGATCGCTTGCGGAGAAATTACATTCATCGCAGATGTAAACTTATCCCCTGGCAGCAGAAAATTATCACTCATGTTGCCTCTATTGTGTTCATCGAGATCCTTGCTAACGGAAACCAGTCGATCAAATTCACGATATGTCCTGAACAGGTACTCCAAGGCCGGGTTCTTCGTGTACCACTCCTGATACATATCGTTATGGAGGAAAGCGATCTTTTGCGTACTTGCAGAGCTGCTGAAAAGAATTGACCAGAAGTAACTATAACCTTCGAACTGGACTGCGTTGTCAAATCTGACAAACGAGAATACCCGCCTAAACTCCAGCAGGTAAGCATTAGAGACGATTTCGCGGATATTTTGGTTAGGGATATTTTTCATCCCTAGCGCCGCGCTCACCAACCATCTTTGTTCAGGAGTCATTGGCATCAAGCCAACTCTCCCAATTAGTTGCATTTCATTTGGAACAGCTCGTACAGCTGCAAGTCGCCCTTCATCCTTCTCAATCGCTGCTACATCAACGCCGAGGTATCCGGTGACGCCTTTCTCAGAGAGAGCCGTAGCTAGATTGATAAATGATGCTGTTATCCCATTTGCCATAAACGGGCCCGCATAAAACAGGGTTCGCTTCTTCCTTGAACATTCACTCTCTGACGGTAGCTCATGGAAAAAGAAATCTCTTACCCTGGAGGTAGCGTTTCCGTCATCGTATGGGCAAAAACGTGCGGCCGCTTCCGCATAGCGAGTCTCATCAATTGTAAAGTCTTCGAGCGCGTCTAGAAGCTGATCCAGAGACTCAACAACTTTACCAGGCATATCATTGATATTTAGATAGAATCCGCGCTCAGCGGAGTACTCCTCTAGGTCGAATGCGTAAAAAATAATGGGTTTTTTCAGTGGGATAAACTCAAAGAACACTGAAGAATAATCGGTCACTAGAATATCGGTCAAAGCCAAAATTTCACTGGTATCGAGTTCTGGTGGCGCGATTATCACATCAACGTTCAAGCCATGGAGTTCCCTCTGCTCCATCGAGTGACCGCGATACACAATTTGAAATCCCTTTGCTTTCATAGCATCGAGATCGCGCCGTAGGCGTGCAATATTCACATTTACGCCCTTATGCGTCCCACGCCATGTTGGAGCGTAAAACACGACAGGAATTCCATTCTGCAGACCTAGAATTTCACGCGCTCTGGTTAGGCTCTCGGAATTTGGGGACACCGTGAGGTCGGATCGTGGATAGCCTGTGATCTTGAGCTTATGTTCAATAAGTCCTTCGATTCCGAAATCCTCTATAGTGGTTTTCGCTGTGTGCTCATTCGGTACAATCAAGTGAGTGGCTTGCAAGAAATTCCTGGCGCCATTGGCGTGTTCTAGGAAGCGGCCTCTCATCTTGATCCCTAGAGTTTTGAGAGGCGTGCCGTGCCAAGTGTTTAGGTATCGTTGATCCTCTCGCCGGACAAACCATGCAGGAAAAGTGCTGTTGTTTATAAGATGACTCGCGGACGCCAGAAAGCGCAGATAATTGAATGAATTTTTTCTAATGAAGATTACATTGTGAAGATTTTTATAGTCATCTGGTACCGCCATCGCGTCTTCCAGAACCCAGACATGTAGCCATCCGACGTAGTTTGGATCACTTAGTAACGATCTAAAAAGAGCAAGTGGGCTACAAGCCATCGATTGACCGCCGAATGCTTCATACACAATCGTACGGTCCTGCAGCGCCAGCGCAGAACGCATGTAGGTATAGTCTTCAAGATTCTTACGGTTATGTGCTCGCTTAAATATTGCATGATCCATGCCAAAATGATTGGCATCCACACGCGCCTCTAGAAGGCACCGGACTGCCTCCTGAAATTCACTATTCAGGTAAAGCGCAGTCGACCGCTTCACATGATAGCCGGTATTCAAGCTGTCGCTTCTATCGATTAAGAGCTTAAATATGTAAGCGGTTTGGCTCCATTCACATCGACCGAACGCGCCGTCCGCAGCCCGTTGTAGGTAGGCCGTATCCATGTTTTCAATTACAGGGATAACGTGGGTGGTGTCCTCAACCGACGAAAGGTACGCCAAGTTAACCCCAAACGACTTAAGTAGGAAGAAGGCAGACTCTTGCCATTTACTCTGCAACGACTTTACGTAGCCGAGGCGAAAATTAACTCCTACCGTGTCACCTAGCTGAAGCGAACGCTTATACGCACGCTCCGCTTCGTCGAGCTTTCGGGCTCGCTCCAGCACGAAGCCTAGTCTCTTGTACCAGTGTGAACTGGGCTTCTCGGTAACTGCCTTATTGTACCAATTTTCCGATTGCTGCCATTCATATGCGTAGTCGAACGCCTGAGCGGTGCGGTAAAACAATTCTGCATCATTGACTGATCGTGCGCGCCGTTCGTACTCAACCGCGGCGTCCGCCCAGCGACCCTCCTTCTGCAGCAGGTGCCCGATCCCAAATCTCTGAACTGCTGATAAGTTTGATGCTGTCTCTATCTCAAGGTATGAAGCCGACGCTGCGTCTGATCGACCAGATTCACGCATGAGGTCCGCTCGTTCGAGCTGCCATAAGGTACGATTCGGATCTAGCCGCAAAGCTCGATCATAGCTCTCCGCCGATTCCTCATACCGGTGCATTGATCGTGCAATTCTTGCATGGCGGACGAGTCGATGCGGAGTGGCGGGTCCAACGCGCACTGCGTTACGTGCGGCTTCCAATTGGAGCCACGGCCTATTTACCTTCCTATAGCAGAGGCTAAGTGCTTCCCAAATTGATATGCTGTCTGGGGAAATGTTTGATGCTTTTTCAAGAGGAATTACAGCTTTGGAATACTGTTCTAGATAAATAAGTATCCGTCCTGAAATCTTCAGTGCATGCCTATTTTGGGGAAAATAGTACTGCAGGAGCGACGACAGCTCTAAACCTCGTTTCATGAAATAGGCGATGGTCCGTTTCGCAGCCTTCGTTTTGGCCAAAGCAGTTAGTTTGGGCTGCAACTTCTCTACAAGCGTCATCGTCATCTTCCGAATTACAAAGAGCGTCTTCTGTATTAGGAGGTGCCGGCCGCGATGGGCATCACCAAGAGCGTCCATATATCCTGTATTGAGATCGTTGGCAGCAATTATGAGGCAAAGCCACATCGCCGTCAGCTGCGGCTGTCGGGACGCGATGTACTCCCCAACTTAAGGGCCTAAAATTGACGTGCTTGAACCCCTGTAAGGAACGCGGTAGGACCGTAAGAGGGATAATCCAGGTAAAATGAGTTGATCAAGAAAAAGTGGTACAGTGACATTCAGAGCTCCCAAGTCAAGGCCGCTGCCCTGCGGGAAGGCGTCCTAAACCTGGCCCTTGCTCGCGTTGCAGACGCGATTGGAGACTTCAGTGGCGATCTTGAGCAGCTTCAAACCCAGACGTTCTTGAATTCTATTGATGAGCTTCGAGCTGAAGTCGAATACCTCGTTCAAGCGATTGAACCGGTCAGCGATTTGGACGCTTGGTTCCTAGCGCATGACTTACTGACCCTCCGGATGCATCTGGTCATGGCGTATTTTTGCCGCCAGGTCATTGATGCCGCGATGAAGCGAGAAGCATTGGAGGTGCTTGCCAATCCGTCTCGATATACCGCGTTTTCTACGTTGGAGTTCTCTGTCCTTGCGTCTTGGGTAGCAGATCACGGCGACCTAACCCTGATATCTTTATTGCCTAATATACATAAAAAATTGGCAGCAGCTGTAGCCAGAGAAACCCGTCCGCTAATTCGTGGTGTTGCCCTTGCATCCGGGGATCGCGACGGTTACCGCCAGAAATCAGCTGTTACTTTAGCCGACGGAGACAGGAGTTTTGAAGAATTTGTCTCGGGAAAATCAATTGCCATTGTTGGTCCAGTCAATACCGGAGTAAATAATGGTGAAGAGATCGACTCGTTTGATGTAGTTATACGCTTCAATCATCACGATAAAGCTCAGTACCAGTCTAACACGTTTGGTAAGCGCTCAGACATATCGTACTACACAGATCCTGCCTTCCGGAAAGTTGTGATTGGCACTAAAAGCAGTCTCTCTGGGTTGGCGTTTGCAGTTCCACAGAAGGCCGATGTGGTCAGTAGTCAACTAGGGGTCTTGAAGCTTGAAGCAAAGATAAGATCAGCTTACCGACAATCGAATTCGGTTTTCTTCAAATCGCATGGCAATGCTCTACAGAGAATGCTGTTTGATCTGTTGAGGTTCGACGTCGGTGCGGTGAAAGCATTCAATATGGATATGTGGCTTTCTTCACATGATAGAAACTACAGGGCCCGTCGATCTAAGCTGGACCCCCACATGTTCATTCATCACGATCTGATTTCCAACTTCCGCTTCACTAAGCGTTTGGTAGCGAACGGTGTAATTACGGTCGACAGAACATTAGCACAAATTCTCTTGGTGAAAGAGTTTGATTATATAGTGCGTCTTGAACTCCTACACGGAGAGACTTTCCGAGACTCGCAGACTTCTAGCGGTCTTTAGGATCTGCTAATTCTTGAACGATTGCCAATCCGCCTGTCTTGGAAGCTGCGCTGTTTGCTGCTTGGGTGACTGCGATAGTATATATCTTGTTATCGCGAGTGACGATTACACCTTCATTCTCTAACCGCGTGGTCATGACGCCTTGCGAATTTAGCTGTTTCATTACGGTTTCTGGGTTGTCTAGGCCGTCATACGCTATGCTGCCGTCGAACCGGAAGAGCTTGACGCCATACTCTGTTGGAGCTTGGTCTCTGTTGCGTATGTAGTTTGAGCCATAGCTACCCACGATTCCTCGACCAGAAACGGCAAAACCCTGCCTTTTAACGGGAGCTGATTTATCGATTTCCGGGTCCGCGAGAATTATCGTTTCCATCTCGTCAAATCGCCGATTGCGGATTGAGAGGACATCTCGTCCACTTGTCTTTGTTTCTAGAAACCAACGATCGTCTCTCATCGCTGACTGGTATAGGACGGCTGCTCTCTGTTTTCTTACGTAGGAGGGTGCCGACATCGGCGTCGGAAGCGCCGACACGTCGAACTCTAGGAGATTATTTCCTCTAGACTTGATCCATACCGAGGGGCGCATGTGATTATTGTCGCTGACAACGCATGTCTCTCCAAGGCCGTCGCCAGCTTTAAAAATAGTTAGAAATTTACCGCTCATCCAATCATATACCGCCACCCATTGGCTTCTGTCGCCGCCGCCGCGGCTTGCGTTTACAACGAATAGATGCCCGTTAGTTTCATCGACACACGCCTGCTGAGGGTATAAATATTTTGCGCCAGTCGATGCTAATATTTCGGAATTGTAGGGAGTAGATAAGGGGATTTCAAAACGGACTTTCCTCTCAGCGGCTAGCGAGGCCTCAGTGTTGTTAAAGAGCGAAAAAGATACAGTCGCAATGACAAGAGAAATCCTTAAATACATCATGCTTCCTTCTAGTTTATACTAGTATTCTCTCGAAGGTCTTTCGTATATGGTGTTGACCTACGAGCTAATTTACAGTTGCGGAACCGCGTTGTAGGGTGACTTAAGAAGGATGAGCTGTTAGATATCCATTGCGCCGCCTTTTACCTTTTTTCTCGTTTTCTCGTGAAACCAAGACACACAACAATCGCAATAATCGTTCGGGTCTACGGCAAAATTGTAGCAGGTTAGTCGAGAGGCTTTGCGGCTTTATCCTTTTATTGGTATAATGCGGCAACGTGACAATGATCCTTCGCGTTTCGATGAGAAGTGTCGATATCACAAAGGACGGGTTTGATTTGCTCCGTTGTACATATCAAGCTTTGAGTTCTTTCTGCTTCCGCCTCCTCAACGATTCCCCCAGCCGCTCTTCACCATCCGGCGCCGTCGCGGCGAACCCCACCGTGATCCCAAAATAGCCATCGTAGAACTTACGCACCAATGGCACAGGCCGGCCGCCATGTAGCGGGTCGATCTGCGGAAAGCCCTTCCGCATGAGCTGCGGGATGACCGTTTTCACATACAGATCTGCTCGCTCCTTTCCTATGATCGCCACAGCGATCTGCTTGTCGGTCGCGAACATGGGGAGTGAGGCGAGGGGGTCGGTCATTGTTTAGGATCGCTATCGTCTTCCGGTCTCGCCATCTTCCGTCTTAAAGCCTCCATCGCGTTTGCTACTTCCTCGTCGAGCACATGAGCGTAACGCGTCGTGGTCTTGATGTCGGCATGACTAAGCGCTTTCTGGACTGTCTTCAGGTTGCCGGTCTCGCGGAGCAGCTTGGTGGCGAGATCGTGCCGGAAGTCGTGAAAGCGGAAATCCTTCACGCCGGCCGCTTTGCGGATCCGCTTCCACTGCGTCTTTAGGCCGTTGTAGGTGATTGGATAGCGAAAGCCTTTGTGCCGAGGCTTGCCGTCCCCTTTATAAGAGGAGTCGGCTTTGCGGGCGCGGCTTGCCTCGTACGTGAAGACGAACTCCGCATGATGACCACGCAGCGGAAGCAGGATGTCGCGCACCGTCGTCGTGATGGCCGTTTTGACCATGCGTCCACCCTTGCCGGGCTTCGAGATCCATCCCGTCTGCCAATTCACCTCGCTCCACTTCAGAATACATTCCTCCAGGCGCAGGCCGGTGGCGCGAACGAACGCAAAGATCGGCTCGTAGTCTGGTCGGGTGGCAAGCGTGATCGCGGCGCCTTCGTCTTTGCGGAGCTCGCGCACGCGCTCTTTTGGTTCGGCCAACCAGTGATCGCGCCAGATAGGCTCGAGCGGGAAGCTATAGCGCCAGGTGCGCTTCGCCCTGGTGAAGATCTTCTTGAGCACCAGCGTCGTCGATCGATTGACGGTGGCAGCGGAAACCATCTTCATTGGTTCGCCATCGGCTCGCTCGTCACGTCCCCACGCCGGCTGGGCACGCCGCCATTGTATAAGGGCGGAGACATCGCCGTCGGTGATGTCGGCGAGCAGTTTGCTCTTGCCAAAGTAGTCGACAAGTCGAGCAAGGTCGGTATCGGTTGTCCCAGAGTTAGCGTGCAGTTGACCAACCTCTAGCCAGTAGCGGCTTACTGCGGCGCCAATCGTGAGCGGGCCACTGCCGCTCGCCACACCACGCTTAGCGCCTTCTCGTGCATTGGCTTTTTCTATCGTCTCCCTGTTCTCCGCCTCTCGGCGATTCTGGCTTCCCGTTGAGCCATGAAATCGTATCCCTCCGACGACGAAGTCGAAGTGGTAGTACGGACTGTTTTTGGGCTTGTAGATGGACATTGGCGCATCCTCCGCCGGTTCACGAAGTCTTCGACGTCTCGCGGATGGAATGCCATCCGCTGACGGACCGTGCCGTTGCCTGTCGATATGAAGGCGATTTCTCCGTTGCGAACGAGATCGCGCAGCGTCTTCGTGGACATGGCCAGCATGGTCGCGACCTGTTTGGCGGTCAGTAGCTGAAGCTCATCTGCTGGACACATCATCGCCTCCTCCCTTCCAATTCCCACGCCTCTATCTTTCGCATCTCCGCCTTGCCGTCCTTTGTCAGCGTGAACCTGCGCTTGCCCTTCGCGTCCTTTGTGATCTCGCGCACCATCGATTTGCCGGAGAGCATGACGAGGGTCGCTTCACCAGCGCCTGGGATCTCCGCGGCAGTTTCGCATTCCGGATGGTCACGCATGAATCGCAGGACCTTCACGTGTCGGTCGTCGAGGTCGGTTGGCGAAGACAGGCGATCGAGGGCGGCACGCAGAACCGACTCTCCAGTGCTCTCGCCTCTCTTGAAACTATCAATCCACGTGTCGAGATCGCGCACATCGTAACGGTGCATGCGAACTCCTTCGCCGAGCGCGATCGCTCTCACCGGGCACACCCCGCTAAATGTCGAGACCGACAGCCCGCAGTAGGCCGCCGCTTGGCTCTTGGTGAGGAGACGCGGTGCCACGGTGTTCTGCGTCATGACCCCGCTCCCCACTTCACGTGCTTGCCCACATAGCCGAGAGGATCCGCCCACCATTCTGCAGCCCGCCACAGAGTCGGGACGGGAAGGGTGTTGATCGCCTCGATGAGCGGCGTCTGCGGCACATTGGTGTAATGCCGGCTCATGCTGTCGACGGCATGGCCAAGGATCTGGTCCTTTATGTGAGGGTGAATCTCGTTGAGCACCAGCTGCGTGGAGACCGTGTGGCGGCCCGTGTACGGGCTTACGTCATCGATGCGGATGCCTCGCTTGCCCAGACGTTCACGCGCGCCGTTGATCGCCCCCTTTAGCTGGCCGCCGCGCTCCTCAAGAAGCTGGTAGGATGTCCCGCGGTAGTTCTGAAAGATCTGCGGCGGCCCCTTTTTGCGCTTCAGGAGTGAAGCAAAAAGCGGAACAAGGAACTCGTGCATCGGTACGCCGCGAGGCTCGCCCGTCTTGGTATGCTCGAGCGTCAGCCACCTGCCAGCCACATCAACATCGCTGGGCTCAAGCGTAAAAAGTTCGACAGGTCGCATGCCGGTGTAAAACAGCGCCGTCATGACCATGGCGGGGGCAGGGGACATGTTTGATACGAACTCAGCGGCTCGCTCGTAGGATACTGGGCGGGTGCCCGACCTTGTGCTCGTTGATCGCTGCCTGGTGCCCTTCTGCTTCCGCGGTCGCGCCCATTGCCTCGGCTCTGCCCACTCGTTTTTCGCGGCGTGGTTCCAGACTGCGATAAAGGGCGTAAAGAGCTGCCGGTTGCGTGTGACCGCCGCCGTGTCGGGGTAGAGCCTTAGCGATAGCAGATCCAGATCGTTCTGGTGGATGTCTCGCAACAGCTTGTTGCCGAAGGCGTCGACCACCGGCGCCATGAAGCGTGTAGACCCACCGGCGACGAGGTAGGCGTCGACCGCCGTCTTGAACGTCACGACAGCCTGTTTGCCAAAGATGCTTTCGTCGAGCAGTTCTCGCTCACGCAAAACGCGAATGGTCTCAGCGGCTGATTTGTCGGCAGTCTTCGTCGACTCGCGAACTGCAAGCCCGCGGATGGTGCCACTGAGCCAAAAGTTCGGGCTATCTTTTCGTTTGTACAGTCTGAGCGGCACCAC